GATACGATGCGCCTGCAGATTGCTACAATGGTCAAGCAAGCTGCGGCGACCACGCCTGGCTACAATCATGATGCGGTGGAGATGCGCTGGCTCAAAGCGATTCGTGTCGATGCGCCCGAGCAACTGTTTCCCGGCACTCAAGGCCAACCGCCGGCGAAAGATCCGAAACTGGTCATTGCAGAACTCAAGGAGCAAGGCGCATCTACGCGGCTTGGGCAGGAGCTTCAGTACAAGCAGCAAGAAATGGTTATGACGCTGATGGAAGAGCGCCGCGTGAACAATGCGGAGATTGCGAAGCTGATGGCGCAGGCCGGCGAAGCTGCCGCCAACGCACAGAGCGAGCAGCAATATGCGCAGGTCGCAGCAGTGAATGCTAACCTCGTCGCGGCTAAGCACAAGAATGACAGCATTAACGCCCAAATCGAGCATCTCCTGCGCGCGGCTGAGATTCGCTCCCGCCACGAGATCGGGATGAAGGCAAAGGAGAAAGCAAGTGATTGAGAAAGAAGACTTCGAGCTTTGGCTTCAGCATCCTGTGACCGTTGCGGTTCGGCAGATGCTGGCGGCGAAGCGTGCAGGTCTGCGCGAGGAGTGGGAACATAGCGATCCTACTGCTTACACGCAGGAATCGTTTGTTCTAGCAAGTGTTGGAAATATCGGGTGGTGCAGGGCGCTAGCCTTTGCAGAAACTCTAGATTACGAAACCTACCAAACGGAGATAGATGATGGAAAACTGTAGTGGGTTAGACCCAAGGGGTGTTGCTGTTTTAATCAAGACCTATGAACCAGAGCGAAAAGGCGCGCAAATCGTGCTTCCTGACAATGTGCAAGGGCGTATGGCTATGGTAGATAACCGCGCGATAGTTGTGGCGGTTGGGCCTGCAGCTTGGAAGGATGAAGGCTATTACAAGTCAGTGTTCTTTGGCCTGTTTCGCCGCTGGGTGCAGAAAGATCGTGCAGAGGTCGGAGAGAAAGTTCTTGTGACGAAGTTTGCTGGCTTTATGGCAAAAGGGCCTGCTGACGGTGAAATGTACAGACTGGTCAACGACCGTGACGTGTTTTGCGCTATAACAGATGAAGGAGATAAGCATGTCTGACCAAGAGCAAGCACTCGAATCCGCTGCTGCACCCGAGGTGCAGGCGAAGGCTGAAAAGATGGGCTGGATTCCTCCGGCGCGCTTTAAGGGCGATCCGACGAAGTTCACTGACGCCGAGGAGTTCCTTCGCCGAGGTGAGGAGGTCCTGCCGATTGTTAAGAAGCAACTCGCCGATGTGCGCGCCGAGAACGATCAGCTGCGGGTAGCGCAGGCAGAAACTGCCGCTGCTCTCAAGACTGCCCAAGCTGCAATCGAACAGATCGAGGAGCGTCACACCGTCGAGACTAAGCGCGCAGTGATTGAAGCGCGGGCGGAACTGAAGCGGCAGCTTGCATCTGCAAGTGAGGCCGGTGACCATGAGGCGATTGCGGACCTTACGGACAAAATGACGCAGCTGAATGTAGCTGACGACAAAGCGGAGCCGCCGAAGAAGAATGGCGCTGATGCTCCGACATTCAAGCCTGATCCGGCTGTCACCGAGTGGAATCGCGAGAATCCCTGGTTTGGCCGTGAGGGAGATGAGGACAAGACTGCCTTTGCCCTTGGTTATGGCCAGAAGCTGCGTAAGCAAGGCGACGCCTCGCAAGGTCGGGCATTCTTCGACAAGCTCTCCGCCGAGGTCGAGCGGGTTTTTGAGGGCAAGAAAGACTCCGACGAACCGCCTGCCGGCAAGGTCGAGAGTGGTCGCTCGGGCGGCGGAGAACCGCAGAGGGGTGGCAAGCGCAAGACGTTTGCATCGCTGCCTGTTGAGGCCAAAGACGCATGCGAAGCCGATGTGCGCTCCAAGGTAGGCCCCGGCAAGCGCTACAAAACAGCTGACGAATGGCGGAGCCGTTACGCAGAACTTTATTATGGACAGGAGAGCTAGCATGGAAAAATTGAATCCCGCTTCGACCGCAAAGACTGCCGCCGAGCGCAAGCGTATTCCGATGAGTGTGCCAGTTCGCCGGCTTGAGACGCCGGAGATTCCCGGCTTCCACTTGCACTGGTTCCGCAATACCCGCGAGCGCCTACAGCGCGCAATCGACGCGGGCTATGAGTTCGTGGACGAGCGCGAACTCCGCATCAATGCCGTCGGGCTTGGCAGCGATACCGCCAAATCCGGCAACACAGATATGGGAAGTCGAGTTAGTGTCACCGCTGGAGGCGAATCAGGAGCTGATGGACAGGCCGAGCGCCTTGTCCTCATGAAGATCAAACAGGAATTCTATGAGCAAGACCAAGCACTTGTGGATGCGCGTAATGAGAATGTCGCAGCAGCTCTGCGTGGCGGTCTCCTCGGCAGTGATACAGCTGCTGATAAGGGAGAACTCCAGCATCGCTACGTTGACAAAGCTCGGACGCAGATTCCCGATCTTTTCAAGCCGAAACGCGCGAAAACGCTATGACAATCTCGCATTTAATGTCCCACACAAAGACTTATCGTGCATGGGCCGCGATGAAGAATCGTTGTAATGATACGTCTGGCGAGTATTCGCATTTGTACGCTCGACGCGGTATTACTTACGATCCTCGTTGGGAAGATTTTGAAAACTTCTTTGCTGATATGGGTGAATGCTTAGAGGGCTTTACACTAGATCGCAGGGATAACGATGGAAATTATACGAAGGAAAATTGCAGGTACATTTCTCATGTAGACAATGTGAGAAACAGCCGGACAGCTGCGTTAACAGTCGAGAAAGTTCGCTTAATCAAAGGATTGCTTCGCTCGATAAATCCTTGTGTTATGCGCACTAAAGCGCATACTATAATCGGGGATTTATTTGGTGTTAGTCGCGGCTGTATCTGGGCCATTGCGGAGAACAGGAACTGGAGTAATGTTGAATAATATGTTTACTTTATTAACCAAGCGGCCGAAATCGGCTGCGTAATTCGGAGATTCGATAATGGCGAACGTCAATCGACCCTCTGGGTTCACTCCTGTTAAGTATCTTAATGGAGCTCCCTGGAATGGTCAAGCAAACGTCTACAGTATCGCGGCGTCATACGGTACTGCGCTTTACATAGGGGACCCGGTTATCAGTAGCAGTACTTCTGATGCCTTCGGTGTTCCTGGTATTGCAATCGGGGCTGAGACTGGTGCCCTGCGCGGAGTCATCGTCGGGCTTTATAATAGCGGTTCGACTACCGCCGTCATGGGCGCGCCGATGGTTGGTAACATCAGCAACAACAACCTCATCTATCGCCCGGCGAGTGACGCGAATGTGTGGTATGCGGCAGTCGTTGACGATCCAAACGTGATCTTCCAGATTCAGGAAGAGTCGAATGGTACGGCGCTGGCGGCGACTGAGGTTGGCCTGAACCAGATCAGCGCGACTGGTGCGGGAAACGGCTACGTCTCGGGGTGGCAACTCAGCAGTTACACTGGCGCAACGCCAAACACCACGGCAACGCTGCAACTGCGTCTCTTGGGGCTGGCCCAGCTCCCGGCGGGCACCAACGTTTTTGGTGCGTATGCTAAGTGGCTTGTGCAGATCAACGTGCACGAACTCGGCCACGGCACTGGCGCCGCTGGCGTATAAAGGAGAACTGACATGGCCAGTTCTGTAAGCGCTCAGCGAAAATACAGGTACGGACTTACTGCGCATGGATATAAAAGCATGCTTATCGAGCAACACGGTAAGTGTGCTGCGTGTGGAGAGGGTGAGACTGTATTGAGCCGTAGCGGGGGTGTACGCAGTCTTTCTGTTGACCATTGCCACAAGACTGGGCAAATAAGAGGACTTTTGTGTGATCGCTGCAATAACATTTTAGGGCGCTCAAAAGATTCTCCGGAGGTCTTGCGTCGGCTGGCTTCGTATGTTGAGGTTACAGCTGCACGTAAGATTAATATGTACCTGGATGCTGATGCTGTTTTAGCAGAAATCAGCCTTCTTCCTGAAGGAGTGTTATAATGGCCGGCGGCGTAATTAATACTGGGAGTCATCCCAAGCTACTGTGGCCCGGAGTCTACGATACGTGGGGTCAGGTCTATGACAAGCACGAGAAGGAGTACACTGACCTGTATGACGTCAGGACCTCCGACAAGGCTTACGAACAACTGGTCCAGATTACCCCCTTCGGCCTCGCGCCCGTTAAAGCGCAGGGTGCTGGCGTAACCTACGACTCGGAAGTTCAAGGTACTGTCACTACGTTCCCGCACATCGCGTATGCGCTGGGATACATTGTGACGTTCGAGGAGCTTCGCGATAACCGTTACAAGGAAGTTGCGAATCGTCGGGCGGAAGGCAACGCGTTCTCGATGCAGCAAACAGTTGAGAACGTCGGCGCGTTCCTGTACAACAACGCTTTCTCCACGACGTACTTCACGACTGGCGATGGCGCTGCGCTGTGTTCGACTGCCCACGTTAATACCCTGGGCGGGACGTACAGTAACGCGCTCGATCCGGCGGCAGACCTGTCCGAAGCATCCATCGAGGACCTTACCGTCCAGATCATGGGTACGCAGAACGACAGTGGCCTGCTCATCAACATCATGCCGCGGTCGCTGCATGTTGCTCGCCAGGAATGGTACAACGCTAACCGCATTCTGGGCAGCGTTCTCCAGTCCGACTCGGCGAACAACAACATCAACGTGCTGAAGGCGACCAATGCCTTCCCGGATGGACTGAAGATGAATCATTACTTCACCTCCGCCGGCCCGTGGTTCATTCGCACGAACTGCCCGAACGGCATGACGCTCTTCTGGAGAGATGAGCCGATGTTCGATCAAGATAACGACTTTGATACAAAAAATGCCAAGGCTGCATCGTACATGCGCTTTAGCGTGGGATGCGGTGATCCCAGGGGGATATTCGGAAGCAACGGTCCCTAGCAGTAGTTAGGGCAGTAGGCTTGCCCATTCTCGACGTTGGGTATGATTCAATACACAATGTCGAGAATCAACAAGCCTTCTCCTCATGTAGTTGGCAAGCGTCCCGGCGCATCCGGGTAACTGTTGGAGGGTTAAACGATGAGTGATAAGAGAAATTCCGTCGGACTACCCGAGTCTATTGCCTTTGCACCTGCCTTGCGGCAGTTGTACAGGTACCGGGCAGGGATGGGTATGATTAAAAGTGCCGAGTGGATTGTCGGCATGGAGGACTTTGACCAGCTTGTATGGACGACTAACGTCCCGAATGGCTGGGATGGAACGGTGATTGACACCGGAGCGACGATTGTCGCAGACACCACAGTTGGGTATCCTAGCTGCGCGCTGTTCGACAGTGATGGAACGGATGAAGGAGCTTGTCTGTATGGCGATAAGTTCATTCAGCTGACCGCCGCCAAGCGCTTCTTTATGGAATGTCGATTCCAGACAGAGGTCGCCGCCGATACGACGGTGCAGTTTGGTCTCAGTGCCCTCACGGCCACGACAAACCCCGAGGACATTTGGACCACGACCGCGACTGACGTTGTAGCCTTTGGCATCCTGACCGGCGACGCCACGACCAAGTTACTCTGTGACAAGGACAACAGCGGAGCAACAGCAGAAACCGGCACGATTGATCTTGAGGATGCGACTTGGCACACTCTGGCAATCTACTGGGATGGTTATGCTATCCAGGGCTATGTGGATGGTATCCTTTCCCAGACCTGGACGCAAGTCGTAGCAACTACCGTTCCAACTGGCGTAGTCCTGGCCCCCTTCGTCGGGTTCCTCAACGGAACTACCGGCGCAGCGCAGGAGGGTCATTGCGATTACCTCCGTTGGGTTCTCGAACGCTAACTCATTTAATATAAAGGACATATCATGGCTGCAAATCAAAGCATTGCGACTCAAGGTAGTTCGAAGGTCAATAGCATCTGGCATTCTGATGCTGCGCTGGCGGATGAGGGCAGTTACTTCATCGCTACGAATCCGACGGTAGGGACGGCAATTGCACTGACCACCTCGATCGTGGACGACGCACTTACCGCATCTGCGACGCACGCTCCGAACGTTCCGTATCTGTATATGCAGAACCGAGGGGTGCTGGCGGATACGAACTCGAAGAGCATCTCGCTGCGTTATATCAAGCTGTTCTCGCGCATCGGCGATCAGGCCTGGACGAGTGCAACGCAGGCACTGTTCTCGGTGAGGAGCAGCAGCAGCGGCGATCGTCGGACTACGAAAGGTACGGCCCTTTCTGTCTACAACGCCAACACGAACTTTAGTCAAGCGACTGCTGCCGACTTCACTGCTGGCGGTAACGTCTGCGACCTGCCCGGCGCAACGGGGCGCATTCACAGTCACGGCATGATTCAGTCCAGCATCCCGCTGGCTGGCTCGACCTGGCTGTGGCTCTTCGGCGATGCAGGTGCGACGAGCAACTTCGGTTATGCCTCCGTTATTAACACCCTGACGATGCACTGCCCGCCCGTTGTCATAGCCCCCGGCTGGTCTATGCAGCTGGACATTTGGGCAACGGCCCTCGCAGCGGCTCCGACCTTCGAGGTCGAAGTTGGCTACGCCGAGCGCTGGAACGGTCTGTAATCTTAACTCTTTGAAAAGGAATCCTCAAAATGAGCAATATTGACACCATCGCTTATGGCCGCGCAGGTCGGATGTTCACTGCCAGCAACGTCTCGGCGAAGATCATCACCGTAGTCGGGACGGCCATGACCGGGCTGATTGTCTATAACCCCGTTGGGAGCAACAAGTACCTGTCCCTGATGAGCGCAGGATTTAGCCTCAGCACCGCGCTCGGTTCCATCGCTTCGATTGGGATTGCGATCGCGCCGAGTCAGCCCCTGGTTCCGTCTTCGCTGACGGTTGGGAGTGCAGTCGTTAAGTCTGCATCCGGCGGTCCTGGTAACTCTGTCGCGCAAGCCTGGGACGTAGCTACCCTTGGTGTGGCCTGTGTTACGCAAAGGTGGTTCGCCGGCCTGAACTGGATTACTGGCGGTGCGGGGCAAGCGCCTTACCAGTTCGATACCAAGATCGACGGCGAGCTTGGACTTATGCCCGGCGCAGCGGCTTGCTTCGCAGGCATCGGCGGAACCCTCCCGACCGGGATGGGCTCCTTCTCGTTCGTTGAAGTTGACCTGTAAGGAGTAATGCAATGGCCCAAGTCACGGTAAGAAAGGTCGTAGAGGGGCAGTCGCATTTGGTGCTGCGCGTGGATATGCTGAGTGATGGAACAGGGGAGCTGGCGGATTATATAATCCTCTCGCCTATGGAACTCAACCCGCCAATCCCTAATGATGTTCCAGCGTTTCGTATCATGCAGGCTTGGTATGGGCTGGTGCATTTTGACGTTACGCTGAAGGCCGGGACAATCATCCCCTCGGTTTTATGGACTATTGCAAAGGACTGCGACAGCCACACCGATTTTAGGAGCTTCGGCGGCTTGATCGACGCGAACGTTTATAACAAGCCGCCTTCGGACGATAATGGTAAGCTGACCATTTCGACTAGTGGTTTCAACGTTGCAGGCTCCGCTGGCACGATCGTCCTTGAACTTCGCAAGACCAACCAAGCGTCTGCGTAATGACTGCACCAGCTGATAACACGCCACTAAGCATCATCACTGATGCTTATGTGGATGCTGGCCTGATCGAGCTTGGAGCTACAATCGGGCCGGAGCAGCTTGTCGCCGGGATGCGCAAGCTCACCGGGATGATAAACCTGTGGCAGACACAGGGGCTGAAGCTCTGGCTTAATGTTGAGACCTCGGTGACGCTCGTGGCGAGTCAGGGCACCTATGCACTTAAGCCCGCCGGCGACGTGGACATGACGAAGCCACTGCGTGTGATTACGGCAATCTACGTTGACTCCAACAACATCCGTCGCCCGCTGGTGCCACTGGCTTGGGACGACTACATGCGCCTAAGCCAGATCACCCAGACCGGCGCGGTGAATAGCTACTTTGTGAACAAGAAGCAGAGCGAGCTGAGTGTGTTCTTTTGGCTTATCCCCGACTCAACAGCAGCGACTGGAACAGCGAAGCTCCTGCTGCAAGTGCAAGTTACCAACTTCATCAACGTCACAGAGACGATGAACTTCCCTATCGAGTGGCGACTGGCGCTTGAGTGGGGCCTCTCCGATGAGATCTGCACCGGGCAACCGCAGGCGATTATGGACCGTTGCGAGTTGCGGGCGAACCAGCACAGGATTGCACTGGAGAATTGGGACGTTGAAGACGCCCCGACAAGAATCACGCCCGACCAACGCATGAATGCTGGCTATGGAAGGTTCCGCTAAATGCCTCAAGCTCCATTTGTAGCTATCCCCCAGCGCTTGCCGCTGGTTGTCACGCCCGAGAATCGCGGGATTGTGACAACGCAGGACGCGAAGCTAGTCAACGCTTATACCGAGAAAACGGCAGATGGAGAGTATTGGCTTTACAAGCGGCCAGGAACAGCTACGTCGAGTCAGCCCTCAGGTGGTGCAGCGACGGGGCGAGGCATGTGGAACTGGCTCGGGAACATCTATTCGATTTTTGGGGCGACTGCCTATAAGGATGGAGTGGCTCTCTCAGGTACGCTTAACACGACGAATGGACTTTATCGGTTTGATTCCTGCAAAGGTGCTACGCCAAAGATGCAGTTCGGCGATGGAGTCAAAGCGTACAATTATGATTCCTCTGGCGGGATAGTGCTGATCAACGATGCAGATTTTCCCGCCGCCTTCGTCAAGGGGTGGGCATATCTGGACGGGACGACTTATGTTGCGACTACGGCGGCTGCTATTCAGGGCGATGAGCTTAACGACCCAGTAAGCTGGAATATTCTCAATGTCATCTACGCTTACATAGAACCTGACGCAGGCGTGGCGCTGGCTAAGCAACTCACCTACGTCATATTCTTCAAACAGTGGTCTACCGAGGTTTTCTACGACGCCGCGAATACAAGTGGATCGCCACTATCCCCACTGCCCTCGGCGAAGATAAACCAAGGTTGCGCCGCTGAAGGCTCCGTATGTGAGATCGACGGAATGCTGTTCTGGGTTGCGATCAACAAGTCGAACAGTGTTTCGGTGCTGAAGATGGACCAACTCAAGGCGACGATTATCTCGACCGATTCTATCCAGCGATTGCTTAGCGCCGCTGACTTCACGACGACCTGGAGCTTTGGCATCAAGAATGGCAGTCATCGCTTTTATGTGTTGACGCTTAAGGTTGAAAATATCACCCTGGTCTACGACATTGACACGCAAATGTGGAGTCAGTGGACTGATGTTGACGGAAACTACTGGCCCTTTGTTGCGGCTACTTACAGCTCGACAGCGGGACAGCTCCTACAACATGAGTCGAATGGGTATATTTACACGCTGGATGATGCGAACTATACAGATGCGGGAAGCATCATAACGGTGGATATAGTGACGCCGAACTTTGATGGAGGTACGAATCGGCGGAAGCAACTGAACATGCTCAAGGTGATTGCCGACCAGACTGTTGGAAGTACTCTCTGGATTCGCTACAATGATCACGACTACTCGGCGACTCGGTGGTCCAACTTCCGCAAGGTTGACTTGAGCCACAAGCAACCAATGCTGCCGAGTTGTGGCACCTTTACACGTCGGGCGTATCATTTGCGGCATCAAAGCCACACCTGGTTTCGCGTTAAGGCACTCGAGCTTCAAATTGACCTAGGCACGCTATGAGTTCTCAGTATCCTGATCCGCCGACCTGGGCGCCCATTTTCTTAGATGGGCCGAATGGGCTGGAGTTTAACACGATCTGGCTGCAGTGGTTTCAAAACCTCGCTGCCTTTGTCACAGCCTCGGGTGGTGGTGGCGGAGGGGCCGCCGACCACGAGTCATTAGCGGGACTGCTAGGAGGCAGTGCTGCTCAGCATTACCACACAACCAACGCACAGTATACTGAGTTGGTTGGCAATAAAGCGGCACACCTTGTCTACGCCGGGCCGAGTAGCGGCGGGGCGACGGCTCCAGCTTTCAGAGCGCTTGTGCCTGGAGATATTCCCACAGGAGCCGTTGTCGCTTTTGGACTAGATGGAGAGTCAGGGGAGGATGGATTACCCGGAATCAACGGGCAGCAGGGGCAAGTAGGACAAGTAGGCGCTCCTGGTATGGATGGATTAGACGGCGAATCAGGCGAACCCGGAATGGTTGGCGCGACTGGGGCTACTGGCGCTGATGGCGCCGTGGGTTCTATCGGAATGCCTGGCTTTGATGGAGACCCCGGTGAGGATGGACTTCTACTTGTAGGTCCGCAAGGTGCAACAGGAGCTACTGGCGCAGCGGGAGCAGATGGTGTAATGGGACCTCCGGGAGTGGATGGAGAGTGGACTGACGCAGAAGAATTACGCGGCTATCCTTCTGGCGATCCTGTATACGCTCCTTTTATGCAGGTAGGTGCGGCGTTAAATTATCTAAAGGTAGAGACGGTTGTAAATCTCACAGTTCCAGTTGACTACAGTTTAATCGTCGCAGGTGATTATGTTGTGGACGGGAACTTAACTATCAACGGTGAAATGCGGATTCTTGGCTAAAGGAGTGTGATTATGGCAAGCAATAAGATATTCAGATTTGGCCCGGTTGCAATGAGCAATACGCTGACGACGAACATCCTCAACCCGGCGGTTAGCTCGCTGAGCGGCCCAGTCGGGTTCACTATGACGCAGCCTTATTTGATTATTCGGCACATTAGGATAGTCAACAAAACAGCTGGTGCAGTGACATTTTCTCTGTGGCTTGGTGCGACTGGTGGGAATGCGGCAGGTTCAGAAGTTGTTGGGATTGGTCTTAGTGTAGCTGCGAACAGTTCTTATGACTGGTATGGGCTGATGCGTCTCGATGCAGCAGATTTCCTCGTTGGCGGCGCTAGTGCAGCAACGTCTCTTTCGATTCAAGGCGAGGGTGAAATAGGACTGATCTAATGTCTAGCCTAGATACAAATATAAGCACCTTTAACCTTCTCGCTACGCCGACGACGGTTAATATCGCGGCAGGGGCTTCCGTCGCCCTAACTATAGGCCACGCCTCGGCTGCGGCTACGTTTCCGGGCGGGATCAGCATACCTACGGGTAAGACGCTCTCGGGTGCGGGGGCGATCAATATCTCTGGCAACATCACTGGTGCTGCCGGCAGTTTCACCACAGGCGCATTCAGTGGACTGTTGGATGTGAGCGTAGGGGGCCTAAAGATTACCTTATACACTCCACCAGCCAGTGCCTCGACAGGCACCGCAGGGACGGTTGCGTATGACAGCTCTTATTTCTACGTTGCCACCGCGACAGACACGTGGAAGCGCGCGGCTATTGCGGCGTGGTAATGATAGGAGAAGCAATGTCACCAGATCAGGCAATGTTCAACGAAGCAAATATCTCCCGCACGCTCGCCGTCGATGCGCTGGCCGGAAGATGCGCGCAACTGGCGGGGGAGCGCGCAGAGTTTGAGAATCAGGTTGCTGCGCTGACCGGGGAAAATATTAAATTGAACAGCCGCATTACAGAACTGCTCGCAGAGATAGAAGGGCTAAAGAAGCGTAAGAAACCCCTCAAAGTGATTAAGGAGCCATAGAATGGCTACATGGGCAGATGTACAAAAATACTTTCCTAGGATTGAATCTTATCAAGATGGAGAAGGAGTAGGTCGATACTCTATCAATCCCGAGGATGAGTACAAAGATATTCCTGGGATAGGCAAGGTTCACTTTGCGGTTGGTGACACTAATGGGCAAATAGCTGCTTATGTTCAACAAGGGGGTCAGTGGACATACTTAAAAGAAGGCCCAGGTGGTTCGGTCGAGGGTATCCCTTTTCAAGAGGATAAGGGCAATCAGTTCACTACCACGATCGGCGACGTTGCGAGAGATCCAAAGTTTTGGGCTGTTATTGGTGCTGGTCTTGCGGGGAATGCAGGGCTACTGGGAGACCTCGGGGGAACCGGCGCAGGTTTTTGGGAAGCTGGTATGTCTGGAGGCGGCGCGCAGGAATCGCTTGCTAGCTTGTCAGGCTCGGGCGTTACAGATGAAATGCTTCTGACCGGCCAGGCACCCGCCGAGCTTGGAACGCTTGGGCAAGGCACAGGAGTCAACGCTGGTTGGTCTGGCTTCAGCGACGTTGCTGGAGTCACCTCAGCACTCAGTGGTTTGTCTGGCTCCGGTACACAAGCTGCGCTCTCAAAAGTCCTCTCCGGCGAAGGCTCGATGCAGGATCTTCTCGGCTTGCTTGGTCCGGCTATGTCAATCGGGAGTGGACTCTACGGACTCGACAAGGCGAAGGATATGCGGAACCTCGTCGAGGGAGACGTGAGCGGAGCGCTTGGGCAACTGCAAGGACTCTCGATCAACCAGCCGAATCTGCCCGCGATTAACCTGCCGACGATAGATGCTGGAATGGTAGATCGCTCGGCGCAAGCGAAGGCTGCGATTGCCGGAGCCGATCCTTGGGGAGCATCTGGCGGACGGGCGCTCGCGGATGAGCAGTTGCAGGCGCTAATGCGCTCTCCGGGTTCGCTGATGACTGACCCAGGCTACCAAGCCCGCATGATGGGAACGGATCGAGTGATGGCTGCGCAGGGGCAGCTTGGCGGAGGTGGCGGTGCTGTCGCAGCTGCGAATGCGAGCGGAGACTATTACCAGCAACGCCTCGCTGCGCTTGCGGCCCTTGAAAACATGGGCAATCCAGTAGGTGCGCAGCAAGTCGGGCTTGGTCAAGAGTCGCTTGGGTTGGATCAAGGCCGTCTTAACCTGCAAACGCAACTCGGCGCTTCCGACCAGACGCTTAAGAAAGGCCAGCTCGATTTGCAAGGCGGGCAGCTGAATCTTGATGCGCAGAAAGCGCTGGCGAATCTGGGTGCGACAAAAGCTGGGCTGGGCATGGATGCGGCGAAGCTGAAGCTTGCAGCTGCTGGCGGCGCGAATACGCTCGCAGGGCAGAGTCTCGCCTCGATCGGCTACGGCGTTACGAGTGCGACTGGGGGTGACACTATGACCTCGCAAGCGCAAGCGTTCCTTAAAGCCCTTCGCGCACAGGGAGCGACAGTATGACCACTGAAATGTTCGGAGCGCCTTATGGCATCCAGCAGGCAGAGGATCAGATTAATAAGAATGTGCTGTCGGGGCTTAAGGCGCAGCAACTGATTGGGGAGATTGAGAAGCAGCCGGCGGAACGGCTGCTCGCGGAGTCGCATGCTCGACTGTTCCAGGCGCAAGCGGGGAAGGCGGAAGCGGAGGCTAAGGAAACTGGAGAGTATAAACAGTTTGTGGCGCAGGCGCTGCAGGGGCTGTCCGCGCCGGGGCAGCCGCCGGGACAAGCTCAGAGTCTGGATAAGCTCTATCAAATTGGTATCCTCGGCGCGGAGAAGGGATTTCTCAAGCCGAGCCTGGATGTGCTTAATGATGTTACGACGATTAAACAGCGTGAGGCTGCGGTGGCTTCGTCGAGAGCGCAGACAGTTGTGTCGCAACTGAAGGCACAACAGGAGGTGTCTGAGCAGCTCGCCGCCGAGACTGCAAGCATTACCACGCCAGAACAATACTCGGGATGGCTTGCCATGCAAGCCTCGCGCGGCCGCGATACTAGCTGGATGCCACAGACATTCGACGCTCGCGCGAAGCAGATGCTTAATACGCTGACTGCCCAGGGCATCTCGGCGTCCAAACAGATCGAGCTGAAGATGCAAGCGACAAAGGACGCCTCGATGATTAAAGAGAACGAGGCGCAGACTTCGGCGGCCTTCGCGTCGGCAAAGCTTTCCGGCGCAAGGTTGAAGATCGCCGAGGAAGATCTTACGGTTAAAAAGAAATACGCCGGGCCGCAAGCAGAGGCTACGCTGGAGGCGACGAAGGCTCGCGAGAAGGCGAGCAAGGCTTACTCTGAATCACAAGAGGTCTATCGCAGCACGAATGAGCGGAAGCAGCTTACATACGAAGCTACGCAGTTTTCGACACTTACGCCCGCCGAGCGTGCCGATCCAGCTTTGCGCAAGGATGGCAAGACATACTTTACGGGTCCAAATGGAGCTGGAACTTGGGACGCTAAAGTACAACGCTGGATACCCTTTAAGAGTAAAAAACCATGACGCGCCTTTTAACTGACGCGGAAATGTTCAGCCCGGCGCAGCCGGAGAAACCTGCAGCCGCTGCACCTCGTGCTACAGGATACTTAACCGACACAGAAATGTTCGGTAGCTCGTCGGATGATATTGATCGGGCTGCCGTGGAACAAAAGAGCGCTTGGGGGCAGACGAAAGCGGTTGCGAAAGATATTGCTGGCTATAGCGCTGGAGTCGCCGGGCAGCTTTCTGATATGGTCCTAGCCATCCCACGCGTGTTCAGCCCCCTGAGTTGGGCTGGCGTAGCTATTGGCGGGCGTGCTGCGGGAGTACCTAGAGATGAGCTTCTCGGAGATATGCTCAAGGCACAAGAGGAGTTTATCCCCGAGCAGGTCCGAGGTATCTATGGAAAGATTGCCGAAGCAATGGGGCCAGAGGCTAAAAGCTATTACGATGAAAATGGTATTGGCTGGTTTATGCACAAGTTTGCTGATGCTCAGGATAAGATAACTGATGCGGCAGCGTCTGTAGGGATTCCAAAAGATCTGGCTACGCTGGTGATAACTCAGACGATGGATGTACTTGGCGCTAAGTGGGTGAAGGAAAGCGCAATTAAAGGCGTTGCTAAACGCGGCGCGATGGAAGAGGCTCGGCAGAGCGCGAAGTGGGAGGAGCGACAAGGGGCTGTGCTGCCTGAGGAAAAGCCGATCGCTGAATCCGCTCCTGTAACCGAACCAACCAAGAAGGACATTAAGGCGCTCCGCGCTGCGGTGAAGGAACTTGATGTGTCGCCGGAGAAGCTCAAGGAAATGTTCGAGAAAGGCGAGGCTCCCGAGGCTGGCATTCAAGCGGTGAAGGATATTTTCGACTCGGTAAAGCGCGGGGAGCGTGGGGGTGGGAAGGACCCTGAAACATTCATTCACAGCATGGCAGCGCTAGGTGTAGGTACTGCAGCTGCGATTGCGCTGTATAAGTACTTTATTAAGGAACCGCCAAAGGAGCCGGTTGATGAAGAACGGGAGATTGGCCGGGGCGTTCGCGATAAGTTCTTCAAGGATGAGCAGGAAAAGATTTGGCTGGAGGATCAAATCAAGGGAAAGAAGCCAAACGTGATGGCGAGCGCGGAGGACAAACTCTGGGTATCGACGGAGGATATTGGAGCGGGGCTGGTAGGTGGGGCGATGCTGGCGGGGGCGGTGAAGGGAGTTGGCGGCGAAGGCGTCTGGACGCGTAACGCTATAAAAGAAATCGCCAATCCTATAAAGAACGCACTTATACCAGAGGCTGTGCGGCTAGCACAAAAAGAAGGCGCGAAATTACCTCAAGATGCCTGGGTAGAGCAGGCTGTAACAAAGCACCTTAATGAACATTTTGGAGCAGAAACTGACCCGCTTAATCCCGTAAAGATCACTACAGCTGGCGGCGAAACAACGTGGGGGCAGCTTGCTGACAGTGTTGTAAAGTCGGCGAAGATTCCAGAGCGCTTGCGTATGATAAAAGAGGGTACTGCGGAAAAAGGAGAATCTGTTTGGGATGTAGAGCCAGGAGCTGCCGAGAAAACTGGAGCACAGCCTTTAATGGAACTCTCCGGCTATCTCGCTCGCGTAGGAACCTATCTGCGTGAGTTTGTGCCTGTAGAAAAACTTGGTGAATATGACCTTGTTCGAGCTGTAAAAGAAACAGCACAGCATGAGATAAAGCAAGCTGACCTCGGCGGAGAAATCCCTCGTGGTCCTGTTGATGTAGGTGCTGGCATCGACGCCGTAGCCTGGGCCAAGAAGAATCCCGAGCTTGCCAAGAAGGTCGCCGCTGTAGGTGCAGGTGCAGCTGCGGGGATGGCACTGTCTAACCTATACGATCCCGAGCATCCGCTTCGTGATGCCTTATATGGTGCCCTAGCCGGTGCAACCTTTGGCACTCCCGGCGGGCGAGCGTTGCTTAAGCGTGTTGTGTCGTCGCCCGACGAAGCGATAGGACTAATCTCCACCCGGCTCGGTAACATCGCCCCGGAGCTTAAGTTTGCCCTTCGCCGGCATGAGTCACGAGTCCTCGGTATAACGGACAAGCTCAACGATCAAGTTTTGCCCTTCCTCAGCGCACTCGGGGGGCTGTCGAAGGATGTGTTGCCAGTGGCGAAGCGTGCTTTGCTCAACGGTGACATTCGTGCGCTTGCACAGATTCCAGAACTCCGCGCGACTTACCCAGCAGTGGCAAAGGTGCTTAAGGGGCTTGAGGAGCAGCTGCAATCCCTTGGTCGTTTCCAAGAAGGCGTTGCTAATTACTTCCCGCGGGTTGTACGGGACTTTGAAGGACTCAAGAAAGCGATCGGGCAGGAGGCCTCAAAAGGGCTTGAAGCAATGCTTGTAAAGGCCGAGGCTAAATCCATTGTTAAGAATGGACGAGGACTGTCAGAGCTAGAACAAAGCATTATTGTTAATCGCTACCTGTTCAGTCAGGATAAAAGTTCTTTTCAGCCGGGATACGCCAAGGCTCGCAAGATGGACTCGGTACCAGAAAACCTTGTCGAGTTCTACGAAGGCCCACAAGAATCGCTGTTGCGTTATCTCTCGGGAGCGGTGAATGATATTGAGACTGCGAGATTCTTCGGGCGTGATCTATCGACAGCGCGGAGTGGGAAGAAACAATATACGGATGTAGATCGTTCAGTTGGAAATCTCACCAACAGGTTAATTAAAGAAGGCAAGCTTACGCAGCCGCAGGCTATGGAGGTGCGTAGTATGCTCAAGGCGCGATTCCAGGGCGGTGAAAAGGGAATGAGCGAGCCACTCGCGGCGACGAGGAATCTTATCAATGCGAGCTTGCTTGGGAATATTGCATCGGCGGCAACGCAGGTTGGTGACATAGCGACCGTCTTCGCTTATCACGGCCTTGTCCCTACGGTGCAGGCGACCATTGAAATGCTCCGCGGAAAGTCTCGAATCACCCCCAAAGACCTCGGCATCGTCAATCACGTCGCGGAGGAACTCTCCGAGATGGGCTGGACCGGGCGGGCGCTGCATATGACGATGAAGGTCTCTGGCTTTCATGCAGTGGATATGCTTGGGAAGAAGCTTAATATGAACGCGGCCCTTATTAAGAACTCTCGCCTTGTGCGCTCGACGAAGGGTGAAGCTGAGTTCCGCGCGAAGTACGAGTCGGCCTTCGGCGAAGAAATCGGTCAGGTGATCGATGACCTTAAGAATCGCCGGATGAGCGAGAACGTCGAGCTGCTCGCCTTCAACGAACTCTCCGATTTCCAGCCAATCTCGAAAGCAGAGCTGCCACAGATGTACCTGGAGCATCCGAACGGGCGGATACTTTACCAGCTCAAGACATACCAGCTCAAGCAAATGGATGTAGTGCGGCGCGAGGCTTACCAAGAAATAGTTAGCGGTGATGCTCGAAGAATGTACAAAGGCGCGAAGCGCCTCATGATTCTCGGCACTGGCTATGCTCTCGCCGGCGTAGCCCCGGATGCGATCAAGGACTGGGTTGAGGGGCGCGACGTTGATGTGCTCTCCACGCCGAAGCTCGTTGAGAACGCGTTGCAGACCTTCGGCATCAATCGCTATGTCGGGGAACGACTGAAGAAAGGGCAGGTCGTCGGCGCATTGCAGGATATGGTTACTCCGCCGATTCGAGTGCTGGAGGATATAGTGAAGCTCACCGAGAAATCGGTGAGCTATATCCCCATCGCCGGGCGATCATTCTATAATCGTTACCTCGGCGGGAATGAGCGCAAGGAGATCGCGGAGAAGCGCTACATGAATCAAGGCAAGACGCCGGCGGAACGCGAGCGGCTGAGTGATGAGGCTCGGGACTACTTGCGTGAACGCTCGGCGGAGAAGCGAGAGAAACGGAGGGAGGGAAGATGAAAGAACTTGATGCACTGTTTGCGGAAATTGAACCTTTAATTGAAAGGGTAAAACGTGAGCCTTTACGAGAGGGCGAAAAGTTTTGTAACGGGTGTAAAACAGTAAAATCTGTGACAGAATTTAATAATCGTAGAGATCGCGGCTCAGCAGATCGTTATGGAAAGGTATCTAAATGCCGGGCGTGTACTACCGCGGCTGCTCACGATTGGTACTATCGAGATCACGAAAAAGCTAAAAAACTGGCGCGGGCAACTCAGTATAAGCGCAGGCATGGAGAGCGTATCACAGATGCAGAGGCTACTAGATTAGCAAAAAGCAACGTTGGCTATTGTGATCTATGCTCTGATTATGGAGTTATATTTATAGATCACGACCATAAAACAGAAGCTCGACGTGGGTTCTTGTGTAGCCGGTGTAACTTTGCACTAGGCGGCTTTAAGGACAGTATAGAGTTGTTGCAGAAAGCGGCGGCTTATCTATTACGTTATACGGAGTTTATATAATGGGAAAAGCCGATTATTTAGCCTTGGGCGATTACAACGCTCAGTGCTATGAATGTGGCAGGAAGTTCAAAGCGTCGGAATTGCTCAGGCACTGGCAAGGGTATTATGTTTGCAAGGAGCACTGGGAACCAAGACAGCCACAAGATTTTGCCAGGGCGGTGCCGGATGTGCAGACGCCTCCGTGGGCACAACCGATGCCGACAGACACTTATGTAATCGGCGGGGCTGGCATTACTTCGGCTGGCGGCGTTTCGCGTGCTGGAGCCTCGGGCGTTATTATCCCCGGCGACGGAATTACAACTGCAGATCGATTCATCCCTGACGCAGGAACAGCAAGCTCCTTCACTGACTTTACCAGCGCTGCTACTATAATAAGCGGAGGGACTGGTTATACGGAAGGAGACACTCTTGTTATAGTCGGCGGAACTGGAACAGCTTCTACTGTTATAGTAACAGCCGTCGATGGATCGGGCGAAATCACAGAGATTATCAACGGAACAGTTGGTGACTACACAGCAGCTCCGACTTGCTCTGCTAATGCCTTGCTGCACTTTGATGGAGCAAACGGCGCGACTACTACTGTAGATGAAGCTGGCCATGCAGTAACGATTGCGACTGGATCGCAGTTATCTACGACACAAGAGAAGTTTGGCTCGGCGTCTCTTGTTATGGATGCTCTTGTTAATCCAGGGTCCGTAAATCGCGGAGCAGTGCTAGATGGAATCACCACGCTAGGCACTGCTGGCTGGACCATTGAGTGTTGGTGGTATAATCCAACAGGGACTATTACCTGGCGTTTAGTCACAGCAGGCAATGGCTCTGAGTATCTAACTCCTGGGTATGGTGTGATGGTCATCTGGAGTGATGTGGGAGTTAACTTCTCGCTCTACCTTAGCTCAAACGGTACTAGCTGGGACCTTGCCAACGCATCCGGTGTAGCAGGCGTTAGTATGAACGCGGGCTGGAACCATGTAGCAGTTACATTTGATAATGCTGCAGGGCATTATTATACTTATGTGAATGGAGTGAAAAAGCACGATGTTACTAGTTCCAGTACAATATGCGATATTAGTCGCATTTGGATAACGCCCTCGGACTATAATGGGTCATCGTTACTTTTGACTGCCTGGATTGATGAGTGGCTTCTTTCTTCTACTTGTAGGTATCCCGGCGGTACAACTTTCACGCCTCCAACGTCAGCTTTTATCTATAGCTCGGCTAATTGTATTGTAGAGGTTTCAGGTGGTACAGGTACTGGGGCGTCTGTTACTTATCCAACTATTGCAACGGTTAATTGGGCCACCTACAATCCAGGTCATGCGCAGTCCTATCTTAGCCTGCAAAACAGCAACCTCCTCGCGCAGTCTACTGCATCGCCGGAGTTTGTCTCCGCTTGGACTGTTACAAATGTGGGTAGTACTGTCTTTCAGCAAACAGGTGAAACGGGGCTGCTGCGTTACTGCGAATTTACCGATCCCTTTGGGAATGGCTTTGACCTAGCTAGTGTAGCTAACCTCAATTACTTTGGACTGATCAAGAGTGATTTCGTGCCGACGGATAACACTTTTATAGGCTCGACCTCGGATAGCTACGGCATCTCGACCGGCGGGCTTAAGTGGAATAATAACTCCTCGACAGTTTATGGCTCTAGCTGCAACGCGGTTCCTCTCGTCGTCGGGCTTCTCTTCGACTCCGTGAATGGAACGCTCGCGGTGATGCTTAATGGCTTGAGTTACGGTACTGTCTTTACAGGTATCTCGGGCAGCTATTGCCCTGCAATCTCCCTCGGCATCGGGCGGATTATTATAGCTAACTTTGGTGCGAGTGCGTGGACTTATGATCCTCCAACAGGATATGTCGGATGGACCGGCTAGTCACACTCCGCCGCGTCGATTCCGGCGATCAAGGTGTCTTCGGTACTCTCACCGCCGAGGGCTTCCGCTGCTTCACCGGCGAACTTCCCTGGAGAGATAATGCTTCCCTTAAATCCTGCGTCCCCTCAGCATCCTACATCCCTCCCGGACGCTACCGCGTTATCTGGACACCCTCCCCTCGACTGCGCAAGAATACCTATCGCCTTCTGGGAGTCCCGAATCGTTCGGGGATACTTATTCATAGCTCTAACCTTATGGGAGATCGCAGTCTGGGGTATAAGGCTCAGCTGCTGGGGTGTATCAGTCTGGGAGAGCGGATTGGATTTATTGCGGGACAGAAAGCGCTCTTAATCTCGCGGCCCGCTGTGCGAAGATTCGAGGAAGTGATGCAGCATAAACCCTTTACATTGGAGGTGACAGATGCTTGAGATTTTAGGTACATTGGTAGGTGGAATATTCTCCGGCGGCGCGACAGGAATTATAGGAGTGATCGCGCAGCGATTTGCGGACTATAAAAATAAACAGCTGGATATGCAGCTGGAAGCGCAGAGACATGCGAACGCTGTGGCTCTCCGCGAGGTCGATGCGAAGATCATGCAGCAAGAGGCGGCGGCGAAGATTCAAGTCGTCGAGCTAGAGACAGCGGGCGCCTCGGATGTAGCGGATGCAGCCGCATTTGCGGCCAGCTATGCGCTCGAACCAAAGCGCTATTCAAGCGAGGCTGCGCTGACGCCGGGGCAGAACTGGCTTATGGTCGCGCTTGATGCACTGAGGGGGAGCGTAAGGCCGCTGCTGACGATGTATCTTTGTGTTCTTGTTACGGCGATCTACATCGAGGCGCGGCTGACGCTTCGCGCAAATGGCGGCGAGCTATCGCCAGAGCAAGCGCTCGATCTATTCAAGCTCATGCTCGGCACGATCTGCTATGTGTGGACTACGGTTACCTTGTGGTGGTTTGGTACGAGGAATCGAAGCACGCAATCTTCGTTGAAATAACCAGAGGAGAACCTGCTGTGGCGGAAAAACAAAACGAACTCGCACCAGTTCATCTAATCCTGTCTGAGGAGCAAGTAAATGATATTGCAGAGAAAGCGGCAAAAAGGGCACTTGAGCTTGTATACGCGGAGGTTGGGCGAAGCACAGTTAAGGCGGCTTTATGGATCATTGGGGCGGGTGTGCTTGCGCTTCTTGCTTGGCTCGGTGCGCGGGGGAAGATCTAACGACGGCGGAGGCAATTCGCCGCGTTAGTGCAAGTGAACTCACCGGCGAGCATCCTGGCCCTGTAGCGCCGAATGGTACGAACACTGACGCCAAGCCTGGCGGCGATAAGCTCGTTGTCCTTGTACAGGGAGAGGAATTTCCACAGGCAACAGTAGCCGAGGCCACTCGTCACGAGGTACTCTGTATTTGCATTACGTTGTGTATCCGCCGGTACATTACGTTTTGTTTCCATCACCTCCCCCATTCGCCGCCCGAAGATAAACCCCAGTCGGCTGGTTATCCACCACGATCTGGCCCGAGTTTAACGCCCCCTGCATGATGCCCTCGAAATTGCGGAAGTCGGGGAAGTAGTTATGTATCATCGCGTAGGCCTCAGTGTAGAGGACCGGCCCTTTCCGGCGGACGAACTCGATGAAGCGCTCCGCCTGCATTGATTCCTCGGTGCGGCCGATGCGAGAGAAGACTCGGTGCATGTCGGCTTCGATATCGACAAGCATTGTCTCGGCGAGCTGGAGGTCTTCCTCCGTGATCGTGAGGGAGTCCCCGCGAGACGCACTCAGTACCATCGCGATCTTGTGCATGTGGGTTTGCTTCCTGGCGGCATAGCCCTCCAGCATCTGATCGTCCATCCGGGCAGTCGCGTTACGCCAAAACTTTTCATACCACTCCTTGCCCCAAACTCGTGCGGCAGGGGTGATGGTGTAAGGCCCAACGAGCATTGAAATCTTTTCGAGATCTTGAATCAGCTTAGTACGTAACGTAGCATCACCTTGCCCAATCATCTCATCAACATAAGCAATATACTTTTCTTTTTGATCTCCGTAGACAAATATACAACGCGACGATAATCCGCCTCCAATCATCGCTTGCGGCATGTTATCAGCGATCCAATGCGGTGTTGTACCGGCTTGAAGATTTATCCAAGGCGCTTCTACTATATCATTCCCAGACATCTTCGTTATTTTTTCATAGGTTTTCTTTCCATCCCAGAGTTCTATAAGTAGATTAATCATATCACGGTCTTGCAGATTCAAGAGCGAGCCAAGTTCTGAGGCAACAAGGGTAAGTGGCGACATAGGATGATACTCGCCGTTGTACTCGAAGGCCTCGCTTGCGGCCGCAAACGCAGTCACAAGTGCTTGCCAGGTTATTGCATTCGGTCCGAATTTAATTCCGGGTACTTGACGAAGCAAGTCCATAGATATATCTATGGTGGTTGATTTAGCAACAACTCCGGGTGGTCCAACAAAAATTACGTAAAAACTGGGGAACCATTGAAATCTGCGCATGTCAATCCATACTCGACGACGCAGAGCTCCAGCAACCATACCCACCGAGCTCCAGAAGTGCATCCTTTTTGGAGCTTCCGTTACCGATGCATATTCTAGATAGGCAGGAATAAAATTCGCAAAATTCCTTGCCATCTAGTAACCTCTGTTTTTTGTATTCTCTGCGTGTGAAATCCACCTACAATTCTCTTTATAATACCCTTTATTATTATCTATGCGATCTAATTCTAAACCATCAGGACAAGCTCCCATATCATTAAAAAAAGCTTGAAAGTTACTCCAGGCGGGGCAGTAAGTTATACCACGACCACCGTACCATTTATAGTTATCACGCTCTTTATTGTCACAACGGCTTTTCATGGCTGCCCAAATACGGTAAGTGCGGGTTGCTCCTTCGCCGCCTTTCTGCCCGTGTGTTTGACAAACAGCTTTAATTCTATCGTTACGGTAGCAGCCGCAGGATTTTGTGTGTCCAGCCATTATATTTAGCTTTAGATAGCGTTTAACTATACCACAATCACAGGTACAAATTACCTCACGGCCAAGCGTTTCTATTACAGTTAAGCGCCCAAAACGTTGGCCTGTTATATGACGAGTCATGAGCAGTCTCCCCAGCTTATTGTTGATGTTTTAACTCCGGTAGGAATTATTAAAGGGTCCTCGTAGGGGATTGGAATGCGGCTATGCTGTAACATGAGAGGGATGATCACTTCTTTTTTATGTGTTGGAAATTGCCCTGCTAGCGAATCGTGCACCTGGAGTAACACCTGCACATCGGGGATGTTTTTGTAGAAGCTTATCCAGATCTTGTTGATAAGGATTCCTACGGTGCTTTGTGGAATCCAGGCAATAGCTTCCGGAAGAAGTCCTTCAAGCCGATCAAATATATACCAGCGATAACCCCAACGGTTTTCAACAAAACGTCGCTTGTTAATTTGATCTTCAATTGATTTCCAGTAAGGTTCTATTGTTGGGTGGATTGAGAGGTATGTCTTTTTAGCTTTAGTTACCTCATGGATTGTTCTTCCTGTATGCGCTGCAAGCGTTTTTTCCTGTGCATAGTAATCAGTGGCGTGACAAAACACCTTCGAGAACTCTCGCTTGTGTTTCCTCGGGCCTCGGTGGTCCCAGTATTTAGGGTGGGTTTCTACGAGTTCGTCTAGGGGTGGCGGCTCGACTCCATCGAGGAGATAAACGTGGAACAGGTGCATATCAACTCCCATCTTTAGGGAGTCCTTAAGAATCTTATCGTCTATTTCCCACGCAAAGACTTGAAGGTCCGCACGATCGAGGTCCATGTCGAAAAATGTGAATCCAGGATCTGGACCGTACATGGACCTGATATTCGGTAATGTAAAGTCCATCGAACCCCGAGCTGCGGCTTTTCCGGAGGACTTGCTCTTTTCGGAAGGGATGGTCTGAAGGTTTCCCCCGCTTCCAAACGGATTCTTAGACGAGGAAAGACGATAGCTGTAAGGCGCTGATTTCCCACCTGCGTCTCCTGCAATGTTAAAGGAACATCTCATCCTGCCATCCTCGTCGGGCGGCATCATTACGAAGTCTTTGAAGAACTTGTGCAACGTCCGAATATCCGCGATTGCATTGCATATGGGGCGTAGCAAGGGCTCACGCGCACCGAGGCGGGTTAGTGCCTCGTCGTCAACCGTCGGGCGCATCGCTGTGCGGCCATCGACAATTGTGCGCTTGTAGATGACCGGCTGCTGAAGGTCCTCGTAGAACAGCGCCTGCATCTGCTTCGGCGAGCCGGGGTTGATGGAATGGCCGAGAACGTTGTAAAGGAATGCCTCGCGATGCGACAACTCCTCCTGAATGTCCTGCGCCATCTGGCCCTTGATTTCAGTGCGGACGCGAACGCCGCGAAGCATAGCGCGGAGGACAGGATAGAATAACTCCTGCTGTGTGGATTCGACAGAAGCAAGCCCCATCTGATTAGTAAGGTCGGACAGAACCTCGCCGACCTCACGAGTGTAGATGCAATCCTGGAGGTTGTATCGCCAGCGAACATCCTCGGGTTGGCCTGTAGCTATCTTACCCTCCTCTTTCCAGTATACATACCAATCCGCATATAAAGATGCAAGGAAGGATAGACCTTTTGGCAGAGCACAAAATATGCTGTGCTGAGAAATCATCGTATCCTGCACGCCACGAGGGATGAAATGCCAGTGGCGCGAAACGTATTGAGCGTCATACAAGCCGTTTTGCCAACGGACGGCAATGTTCTTGTGGGTGAGAAGCTTGTAGAGGAGATAAACGATCTCGCCTTCCTCGTCGGCGGACCAGTAGCCTTCGCGCTTGCCCTGAGTCATAAGAGGGATGCAGAGGCCGGCTGTGCGGGACCAGGAAAGGCCAATGCAGTCTATGTGGCCCCCGCGAGTTTCAATGTCGAAGTCAAGCCACATGGGGGGCTGGAGATGCTCGGCGTCGGAGATAAGGGCGCGCAGAGTGGTGCAAACCTGGCTGAATGTGGGGCGCGTGATAAAGTCCCACGTCGGGCGATTCTCGTATGTGCGCGAGGTCATGTGACGCTTCGCCCGGCGAAGGTCATAGACTGCGAGTGGGCGATTCTCCCACTGGCGGCGAATGGCTTCGGGATGAATAATGGGGATCAGCTTTGGCATTGGTTCAAGCAAACCGCGCTGCTTCGGCCAAGTAACTGTGGGCTGTACTTGAAGCAACGACCCGCGCCACTTCATAACTCCCCAGTTTCCAGTGAGTGCCCACATAGAGAGGTTGCCTAGCGTAATAATAAGGTTCGGCTGCACCATTTCAATCTCAGTGAGCAGCTCGGCATAGCCTTCATGAATCTCCGGCGTACACCAGCGATCACGAAGCAGCTTGTGGCGAGGCGTTATGTCTTTCTTCGCCTTGGCCATGAATGCGGAGAGCTGGTTGCCGGGAGGACGGACCTTGCACACATTTGTGACGTAGCACTCCGACCGCATGATACCTGCCTCGTGAAGCATCCTGTTTAATTCCGCGCCGGATGGCCCGACGAAGGGAGTGCCTTGGCGTTCCTCTTGCTCGCCAGGAGCTTCGCCGACTATCATCAGACGCGTCGGGATAGGGCCCTCACCATTGACTCTCATATACTATTTCCTTGGTTAGTGTTATTATCGAGCCCTGTTTTTTATACGCTGTAGCAGCTTCGAAATAAGCTGCAGCTAAACCGCGCTTTGTTTGCTCGAGCTTTTCCGCTACAGCAGCTGCTACAAAGCATTCCTCCCAAGTAAAAGCTATTCCAGCGGGAAAAATAACTGGATGCACAAGCAGCCGAGATTGGACTATCGGCATTAAGCTTCCAACGCGCACAATCGCTGGCGCTGCAGCAGCAACAAGACAGGCCTGAAGGAATCCGCGGCGGTTCATTAGGCTTCTTTCCTAAACGTGTCGATCAGGTACCACAGGTGAACGGCGGGCTTAAGTCGTTTCACTGGCTTATGTGTCCACTTTTGCGCATACGCTAGTGCGAGTTCCTTCGTCGGGAAGTATTTCTCGAAGTAGTGATGGCCACTGCCCCACTGGACAGAGACTGCGTAGCGATCAATGGGCATGGCTAGGACGCTTCAGGTACATGCGCTGGATTTACAAGCGCGCCTTCAGCTTTATAAGCCCAATTGCTTCGCAGATTATTGTTTAGCGTGTTATCCCAAAAAGCTATTCTACCCGTTACATAACCTTTGTGTGTTTCAGGGTCTTGTTCGTAGGTAAAATCGCGACGTATAAATAGTAAAACAGTCTTGTCAAGTAACGATTCTCTACTTATGGGTAAATCTGAGATTGTCTTAGCTATTTCCAAGCAACAGTGTTCCTCGAAGCCCTGTAACCCTAATGTTATAAAGACAATTCTGTGCATTATATACAAGGATTCTTTTTGCGCTGATAGCTCAAATGGAAACTCTAGCCAGGCGCGCTCTGCACCATCTAGTACAGAATAATTAGTGCGAAGCCAAGCGTTTAACTTTTTAGCTGTTGTAGGAAGCATACTGTTCTCCTAAAGTCCTATCGAAAGGTCAAGTTCCTTCTGCGCCTTCAGCTGCTCAATGCGCTTAACCGCGAGTCCATACGAACCCGTATCCAACTCCACCCCAGTCGCACGACACTTGCTGGCGTGGGCGGCAGGGAATATCGGGCCAGTACCGCAGAAGGGGTCGAGTACGGTGTTCCCTGGTAGTACGGATCGGCGGAGAAGATCTTCGTATAGCGCGACAGGTTTTTGCGCGGAATGACCAAGGTTACTGTCAGCTGCGTAATCGAGAACGTCACCTGCCATACGCAGGGTTGTGCGCTTGCCTTTGACGGCGTAGAGGATGATTTCATATTTCCTTTGTGGTCCATTTTCAGGCCAAGGCGCGCGAGAGCCGGAACGCTTGAGCCAGATTAGAGGGGTGCGAAAGACCCACCATCCGGCGGCTGACATTTCGCCGCGGAGCCAGTGGAACAGGTCTACGTCGCAGAAGCAATAGAGGTGGGCTTGGGGCTTCGTGATGCGGAAGCTTTGGATGGCGAGTTCGCGGAGGAGAATCTCGGCGTTCTCGGGAGAATCTTTGTAGCCGTGAGCGCCCGCGGCTCGTCCGCCGGAGTCGCCGAACTCGTCCGCTCCCATGCCATAGGGAGGGTCGGTGAGGATCACATCGAACTGCTCGGCGGGGCAATCACGGAGCCACTCGAGGGCGTTAGCGTTTATGGCTTTGTGGAGGTCCGCGGTGAAGGTGCGCCCGACTTGCTCGCCAAGGACCCTGGCCTTCGCGGTGTTCTCTTTCCGGCGGAGAGCCTTGAATGCTTCATCAACGGACTTCGCGCCGGCGACCTCGGGATCATCGAGGTGGGCAGCGACAATGATCTCCCGGCGAGTGTTCTCGCGATTGATGCCACTGCCGTCTCCGCGAACCTCGGTAGCGATCTCGGTGATGCTCGGACGAGGTTCGCCGGCGGCTGCCGCCTGCTTGTTGCGGAGGCTCTGCAGTCGGGCAACCGCGGCGGCGTGCTCCTGCCACGTAAGGTCGGCCCGTTGCGTGTTCTCCTCTAGCTCGGCTTCCTCGTAAGCGAGAGGATCAAGTTCTTCGAGCAACGTATAAGGAATGCTCCCAAGAGCAACAACCTCTCCATCGTGCTTGATGGCTTGACCGAGACTAGAGAGATCTTGTATAGCACGAAGACGGCGTTCACCGGCGACGAGAACGTATGTACCTTCGACTGTAGTGCGGAGAATAATAGCATGGAGGAGTCCTCTTGTAGCTATACCATCAGCAAACTGATGCAGCTCGGCGGCATCAAATTCCTTTCGCTGGCGATTTGGGGAGATTACGATTTGATCTATGGGAATTGTTTTCACTTTGTGCTCGGTGAATGTGGTTGAAGAGTCGGCGTACAGCGTATCCCCGCCCGATGCTTATGACTGTGAAGATTCCTCCGATAGCTAGGTTACTCGCTAGCGGAATATGAATGCCAAAGAGGGGAAACACAAGTAACTGCGCCCCCAAAGCTACGAGGTAGCCGATTGCTACGTTGAGCAGGGCTTCGACGAAGGATTGGAGGCGCGATTGCATTAGTTGAGGTTCACGACACGGAGCTGCGCGACCTGTTCTTGCTGCTGCGGTCGCGGAGCGTCGGGATTAACCCATTCGTGGACCTTGCCTTCTACCACAACCGCTTTGCGATTTTCACCATCGCCCTTGTAGAAAGTTTCTTCCTTGACGGTAGTGACTCGCTCTTCGATTTGAATTGAAGTGTCACGGAAAGCTTCAACGCCTTCAAATACAGCCATTTGCTTCTGGCCGTTACGAATGCGCAGGCCCATCTTGCCCATGTTGTTTGGGCTACCAGGGATTAACGCACCGAAAGTAATTACCCAGGTTGAAGGAATGGTAATCTTTTTCTGGGTACCATCCTTCATTACGAGTAGGTACTGCGTGGTAGCGGGGGCTTTTTTCATGACTAGCCCGGCAGAACCATTGAGACTTTCTCAACAATCGAGTCTTGATAGTCTTCATGCGCTATCTTGACCTTGACCACCTTGCCCTGCAGATGCCGCCATGCAAAGGGCTGGCCCTTGACGTTTGTGCCAGTCGCATCACGATAGAGGCGCTGCCCGCGATTGCGCCCGACTGCGTTGTCGATAGTATTCTGCGGGGTAAGGTCGATCATAGGCCGGTCCGTGATGGTCAGCTCGGGCGGAAGGCCCAGCGCCTGCACCATGTCGGGCACTTGGATGCGGAGGGGAATAACCATCTGCAGCCAGGGCTGGCCCGCTCGATCACCCTTGCTGATGGTGCCGGAGGCGGGCTTGATCTCGCCAATGACGGCGGTGTAAAGGCCGTTGGAGTCGGCGGGATTTTCAACGGGGAGCGGCGGACGCTTTTCGTTGGATTCGCTGATTGTTGCATCGAGGAACACGTTGGGGTCGAACATTGACATTTGAAACTCCTTTCAGGGTTGGTAGGATTAGGCGCAGGGGTCGCGCTGCGCCGCCGCGCTTGCTAGGTGCCGCTCCGCTTCTTCCAAATGTCGAAGATGGCGGCGAAGTTCGGATCGATTCCGCTGCGGTAACCGAGGCTCCGCGTCTTGGTATCCACGCCGTAGGCAGCGGTGTCCCAAGTGAACTTGCCTCCCTCGCGGACTGCGTAGATTACGTCGGAGAAGAGCGTGGGAATCTCGGTGGCGAGCGCTTTGCCGATTGCCTTGATCATGATCTTGGCAGTTTGGGTAACTGCGTCCGTCTCTCGGTCTACATGGGCGGTCATCACGAAGGGGCATTCGATGCCCTGGGTACAGAGTCGCAGGAAGTTCATCAAGTTATTCTGCGCCACGCCGTAGTCGCCGGGGGATGCCATCGGGCGGGAGCCTATTTGCATTTTCATCGAGGCATTGGCGGTCTCCGTGAGACTGTCCATAGCGAAGATTCGATTCGCCGGGAAGGTGTCGAGGGAGCCGAGACTCTTTCCTGTTCTGTCGTCCTTGAAGTCGGCGCAAGACTGGAGTATCTTCCAGAACGCGTTTGACTCCCCGCCCCGGTTGGAATCGGTCGACTTGGCGAGGGCCTCATAGGTGAGGCGCCCGACCTTATCGGCTTGCTCGATGAGGGTCTTGAGGGCAATCGGCCGGGTGACCTGCTGGTGCCAGTAGATGCAGGCGGGCGGCTCCTGTCCCTTGTCGCGGAAGTATCCGAGGAAAGATTCCAGCCCGCTCTCGGTGAAGAGGATAGCGAGTTCGAAGTTGTTCTTCGCGCACCAGTCGGCGAGAGTGCCTAGGGAGTATGTTTTGCCGGTGCCGCCAAGGCCCATAATGCAGACCTTAGGGCCGATGAGACTGCGAGAGTCTTCAGCCATCACGCCAGCACTTGGTGAGCAACTGCGCGAATTGTGAAGAGAGCTTCCTCGAAGGGCGAGCCGGTTCCACCGGCGTAGAGATTGCCGAAGCGAAGGGGCTCGTTAACGGGAGTCCAGGCGGAGGCGGAGCACTCACCGGTGTCACCTTGGACTACGATGCGATAGCGCTGCGCGTCGTCGTATTCGAGGATAGGAAGTGGCTTGGTGATGATGGGCTTTTTCATGCTGCTAACTCCTTTTCATAATGGTTAAGGTGAATCATAAATTCCCGCTTTAATGCCTCGGGCGGCAGAGATTCGAGGAGGTTTTCTAGATGCCAGGCTAGGAGACTTCCTGGAATGTTCCAGGGGTCACGATGCTTTTCGCAAGAAACCTCCATTACGTCAAAAGTTTGTCTGTCTCCTCGCGAGTCGTGCATTACCATTCGCGCCCAGACTTCACCACAATGACAACAAAAAAAAGCATAACTACTCCTACGCCAACGAAGATCAGATCGCCCAGAGTCATAGCTAAGCTCGCCCAGAAGACGGCTGCCGAGGAAAATATAGCCAGTGTATATTTCATGAAGCGTACCATCAGGGGTGGTCCAGTGGGAGGGAGTGTTTATTTGATGCTCCCGGCGGCGAGCATGGCACGGTAGCACAGTTTTGCGTCTTCGCGTTCGCAGCGTGTTGGGTCAATGGCGCGAAGACCAGCTTTCGCCATTTTTTCTGTCGGCTCCGTCGGCACAACAGCGTAGCCGGGAGGGATGGCGTAGAGCTTAGTTTTGTCCGGCAGTGTTTCTTTAACAGCCACAAATTGAAGCCTTCGTATATCGCCAAGTCCGGCGTAGGCAATCTCCGCAACCGGCTCAAGCGGGGCCGCACCCTGCGCAATGTCTCCCTGCCCTACAATAGGAACTTCGCGCTCTGTTAGCGTATCGCCGCCTGAGATACATTGCACAGTGGCAGTCGAGAACTGCGCGAGTGCGGATTCTTTATTCGCCCAGTGGTTCGGGTTCTTACTCCAGCCTTCAGAGTCGGTGCCGTATGGGTCCGCAGCAGGCGCAGGAGGTACTGATGCCTTGCATTTCTCTACTTGGGGCTTAGTATCCTGCGGTGCTGCGGATTCTGTCGTTAGTGGCAAAGCGCGAACTTCTTGTACGATACGGAATAACTGGTTGTTTTCGCTTGGATGGATATGCGTCTGTCTACAGTAATCCATTAGTGCATTCCATACAGTTACAGCCGCCCGCTCGTAGCAGGCGCGTTCTTCGTCGGGGGTCATAGCGTTAACTCCAGATCATCAGATGCGTCAGCCTCGCCAGTTGTACAGGAAAAGCACATTCCACAGCCGCCGTAATTCCACTGCATTTCATCGCAGTTAAAGCAGCGTCGCGGCTTACGTTTAGCAAGCGCGATCAATTCTTGCAGGGATCGAGTATCCCCAGCATCCTTTGATTCCTGTGGAGTGATATAACCACCATAGTTATTCATTTCCCTTTCTCCTGTATTGCGGATTCTTTGATGGCGGCGTCGATGGCGACATCAATCTGCTCACCAGTCATTCCGTTTTTCCCTTGCCATCCGAATTTGCTGTTGTCATTTCTAAGCCACCGATACCGCTTCGCATCCTGCTCCACTTCCGCAAGGCGGCGCTCGGCGGATTCGGCGCGCTCATGTTCTTTATCCAATCTGCCGCACAAGTCATTCCCTGCATCACGTTCTGTTCTGCGCCACATTGGCCCGCACTTGTTTGGGCATTCTTGCGGAGCGTTGTTCGCCGCAACGCGCCCGCTAGATGCATCAAGAATTGTTGTCACCAAAACACAACCGCACTTCGCACACTTCAAAACTCCAGGAACATATACAAGCCGTTCCGCTTCCTCCCGCGCCTTGCGCTCGGCCTCAAGCTCCCCGATCTTTTCGTACAGTACTGCCCCCGTCTCGTGGTGGCGCACTATCTCGGCCTCAAGCTGGCCTTGCAGGGAGCGGATGGCGGCGGCTGCGTCTTTCTTCGTCTGCTCTATGTAGCCAAAGGACGGAGCATTTACGCTATCCAGCCGCGCCAGCAAGTCGTCGTGGGTGGTCATGGCTCAATCCGCAAAGTGCGCAGTGTGTCTATTAATTTCTTAGCTGCATCTTTAATTCCATAGCCCTCGTTATCTGCCATCCAAGCAACCGCCGCGATGATTTGATCTTTTACAGATAACTGTGATAATGGAACGTCAGGTAGTTTTGCGTACTCAAGTATTTCGCGCTTCATCATTCTTCTCCTATTGCAGCACGGAGGGCGTAGGCAGTAGGTGTTCCGTGCGATGGGTCGTTGTAAAACGCCTTCGCCAGTTCCCGCAGTTCGAGGTAGGCAGCTTTTAGGTTGTCCCTATCTCGTACAGATACGATTCCGTGTTCTGCTGCTTTCTTCGCCGCTTTGTGGTCAGCCATTGCTAGACTCCTTGAATACATCGGGGAAGGCGGCGCGGATTCTTTTGCTGGTAATCAGATATGCCTGCCAGCGGTCGGAATCGTTCAACTGCCGCATTTCATCTTCGGCAGTTTCGTTCATGATTTTCTCGCACTTCCTCACATCCTCCCGCCGCTTTTGTTCCAGCGCCGCAAGCTGCTGCCGGAGTTCGACGGTCTCGCGTTCGGCAGTATCCCTATCTCGTTCTGCCTGGCCCAAACGTTGTATAAGCTGCCAGCGCGTATAGTCTTGCAATACGTATTGCAACTGTTCCATTGTCCTCGGCGTCGGCGTGTCAGTCATTATCTGCTCCTTCTCGCTCAATGTTAATCAACGCAACTTCTGCGTCAATAATTCGCAGATTTGCGCAGAGTCTCGCCGACGTGCCGGGAAACGTGAGTGCACCGACTTCACGCAAACGAGCTAGTTCGGCTTGCCTGTGCGCGATGCGCGCTGCTTGAGCCAAGACTTCGCTTTGCTTCATGCCATTCCCTTTACAAAAGATGGCGTCAACTTGTCGCAACCAATATGAATACAGTGATTCACCACCTTGTCCATTTCTGTCGCCATCTTTGCTCTTGCCTTGACTGGCGAAAATCCATACTGAGCTAAATCATTGCGTCCAAGGTAAGTATAACACCGTCCCGTCCATGAAGCGTGCTTGATTACCATTACAACTGAATTTAATTGCATGTTTGCTCTGTAATGCGCCTCTCGCACCACGCGAAATGTATCGCCCTTGCGTAGAATGTCCCCGTTGCGAATATTGTCGCGCCAGTCTTTTTCAACAGTTGAGGCTCTACGCCATGAAGGGCAAATGTAGAACTCGCCTAGTTTATCGCGACATTTAAACCATTGACTCACGCCGTCGACTCCTCAAGCAGTGTTTCTGTTCTAGTGACAGGATTCCATTTACGTCTTTGAAACTGTTGTTGCAACAATGCCTCCGGCGAGCGCATCTGGCAGACATTCCTGAAAATGCAGCCGCCGTACTCCGTACACGCGTGGTCGAGGTTGAAGTCGAAGTAGCCTTCCTCCCAGCACTTAATCATTCGCTGGATATCGCGGAGGAGCTGGGCATACCAGCGCTCGATCTGCCAGGAGGGGCGGTAAGTGATTGCTTGGAGGGTGTCGTACTTTGTCTTGAGGATAGACACACCGCGGACAAGGAAACCGTCAAGCTTGATACCTGCACGAGCTGCGCCCCACACATAGCCCGTAAACTGTGATCGAAGGTCCCATTGTCGACTCCACGATGCGCCGAGCTGCGAAGTTGTCTTGTCGTCCTCGCCAAGATTCATTCCTTCATAAGAGCACATCATGTCCATGCGGCCACTGTAGAGCAACGGATCGCCGGACTCGGGATGGAGGATTTCGAGAGGTTCGAGGAAGGAGAACTCGATCCCTCGCTTACCGCCGGGCAGGGTGAGTGGGATTGCCTTGTCCGTACCGAGGGGGTATTGCGAAAAGTAATACTCCAGCGCCCCAGCTGTGCGCTCGGCGGACTTGGGCGAGTCGGAGGGGCACTCGAAATCGCCGTAGGCTTTGAGCAGCGCATGTACGCCTGTCTCGATGGCTATGTCGGGATGCTGGCCGTGGACGTAGTAGGAGACTCGTGCAGCCTCGATGCCGGAGGCGTAGGCTGCTCCAGCGTGGAGATGGACAGATGGATCACGGGGCTTCCAGTGCTCCAGGAACTCCAGGCGAGCCTTCTGCGGGCAGCTGCGGAAGGCGGCGATGATTGTGCTATCCAGCACCGCCGGAAAAGGCGGCTTCATTTGCAGATCAACTGAATTTCGATCGCGGGCTTGCCGGCGACGAGTTCGATGCAGTTAATTTTAAGCTGTTGCCCAAGCAACAAAGCGCCAAAAACAATCGTGAGGAAGATTGTTATACCAGCTAAGATTGCCACTAACTCTTGATCCATTCTAACTCTCCTTAAAGGTTATCCAACTCACTCAACATATCATCAGCGTGAGGAATCTCCGCAATCGCTTTCTTCCTCTTCGCTTGCGCGGAGGCGTTTGCCGCTGCCACGCGGCCTTGGCGGAGGAGCAAGACGGCCTCTTTCATCTCGCTTAGTTCAAGGGTGCCCTCCGCCGCGCGGAGTCGCCAGGAGGCAATCTTGGACTGGAGTTCGGGGGAAATTGGGCTGCTCATTTTGATGCTACCAGTGACTTAAAAGTATGATTATTCATTTGTCGCCTCTTATTTGATAAGCCCTGCCAGCCCTTTAATGAGGTATATCTTCGGGGCGAACCAGACCATCATCAGATTTGCTATATTGAAATATGCAAACACCAGACACATCATCGCCGCGAACCCAGGGAAAAGAGTTAGTGGAATCACCGCTTCGCCTAATTTTGGCTCATTCTCGATTGCGACCCATACTACAACGCATAGAACGATAAAGGCGAGAATGAACAGAACGAAAATTGTCGTTTCATAAACGCGCCCATACACAATGTACTGCTGTGCAATATCCGGCAATTGCTCTACCGCGAAATCCGAAGCCTTGCCTACGCCGTTTTGAATCACACCGATGACTTCAACCAACTTATTGCTCAATTCGTCTTTCATAGTTATTTACCTCTTGGCATGGAGTAGCACTGGACAAGCAAGCTCGGCGGCGGAGAATCAAGCCAGCGAACGAAGGCGGTGTTGATCTTCGCTGCGTGGACTGCGAAGAATGCAAGGAGCAGGCAAATCACGAGCGTTCTCGCGGTGTAATAGACGTTTCTCACTTGATGAAGTCTCCTGTCAGTGCAGATTTGAGTTGTCGGATGGCCTCCGGCGAGCCACTCACGATGAAAGCGCCCGGTTCGCAGTTGAGCCACGGGGCTAGGTCGAGATGCTTGTGGGAAAAGAACTCCCGAATGCGCTCGGCGAAGAAGGAAGAGTAGGCTCCGTAAGGGACGCGGCCTTCGAGATCGCTGTGGAGGTGCAGGAGCAAGCGCGCGTGAGCGTCGGGCGGAAGCATCAAGGTGAGAGGCTTCGAAGGATTTGGGGATGCTCGGCGGCTCATACTGGCTCCTCATCTTCGCCAACTTCGTAGAAATCCTCTCCGTTCCGCGAGGCCCAGATGGTCCAGTCTTGACGCAACAGTCCGCCGACAAGGTAAGCGAAGGCGAACTCTTCCTCTTCGCCCTCGAAGGAGACCTCAGTCCACTCGGACTCGTAAGGGGATTGGATGCGCAAGGTAATCACGCGGGGATCTCCTCGGTTTGCTTGACAGACTCGAGTTCGGAGAGCGGGGAGATGCGCTTGAGCGTGTCTATATCTAATACCAAATTGCCACTGATTCCCGCTGCGCTAGGGACAGGGTTTTTAATGTCTGGGCACCACTTGCATTGTGCAGGCCCGTAATCTATAATAGCTGTTATAGTGAATATGTATCCTTCATACCCCGTTTCGTGGTGGCAGCATCGCGTAGTGTAAGCAACCTGCACTAAATCCCCCACCTCCAGCGGCCTGTCCATCACCCCACCTCCGCCATGCCGATTTCCACTCCCGCGAGGAAGCAATCCCACCAGGGCTGCCAGTCCTCCGGGGAGTCTCCGACCTCGTGAGTGTCAGCCCACAGCTCAAACGCGAGCCAGATGGGATTGTCTTTATAACCAGTTGGGTGCTGCCTCATTTGGGTCTCCAGGTTTCGTAACGGTCTTCCAGAATTTTCCAAACAGCTTCGTCGCCTTCTGTAACCAGGGCGCTGAATACGTCGCCGGTTAGGCTTGTTCCATCACAGTAGCAGTCTCCACCTGTAACCACACAGTTTTTTACCGGCGACTGTCCTTCGTACTGAGGCTTTTTCCAGTGACCGTCTAAGCCTGCCGTTTGGGGCTTGTGAAACATATAGCGAAGGTGGGGCTCTCTGAGTAACTCCTTTGCATCCTGCTCTGCTTGAACGTGCGGAAGCATCCAGTTCGTGAATAGGGTATAAGTTACCCCTCCATCAGGGCCTTTAAGCTCGAAGTGAAGCTCGGCTCCATGAATGCCGTAGTCTTTGCTCGGATCGCTGGAGCGCTTGTCGAAAGCAGGACTGAACCGTATTTTGCGCTCAAGCCTCATTTCGATGCTCCTAATTCAACTTGAAGTGCAATCTTAGATTCCAGCGACATTACCGGCAGCACATCTGTCCCGGCGGGGAAGAAGAGCAGCTGCTCGGCAGACTTATGATCCTGGGCGAAGCGCGTCTCGTGCGCCAGCTCGACGCGAGCTATGCCGCCGTAACTGAGGCAGACGGTCACTTCGACCGCCGGAGCGTGGACGCTGAGTGTGTCGAGGTGTAGGTGCAAGATCGCCGGGCGCTTTGTGTGCCATTCCTGGCGAGGTTCCGGCTTTCGCTCGTCGGCGATCCACCAGGAGCCGGAGACACGCTCCACTGCGTCGATCTGGATGGGCGCAGTAGCGCGGACGAGCCGGCGGCAATTCTCGACAGAGCGATGAGTCCACTCGTCGAAGGAGCCGAGGAGTGTCTCCGTATCCGCGTGGATGAGGCCGACTCCGCGAGTGCGAATCCAGTTGTCAGGGTTGGTGTAGAGGGAGCGAGGGTCAGCTGGAGGAGCTTCGGCTTTGGCCTTCGCCTTAGCCGCTTTCTGCTTCGATCCGGCGATGCGAGCTTCGCGCCAGAGGTCGTCGAGGGAGATGGGACTATTCATCAAACGCTCCCACCTCGGCGACGAAACAGAGATAAAGGGCGAGTTCGTTGGGGGTGCTTGTGCCAAAGACTCCGCAATCTTTCCCGTTTGGGTCAAGTAACCAACTGCGGCTTGCGTCCCAGGCTATATCCATTGAGTTGCTGAATACTGGATTAACTGAGTTTTGTTTCAGCATCTCTGCCGCAGTTTTGTGTAGCGCTTGCTTCATCTGAGCCTCCTAAATTATGTGGTGTATGCAATAATACATTGCATAATGTTTGATTCGGAACTTGGCCGAAAGTTCCCGCGCTTGATCGAAATCTTTTTCCTCGGTCATAGGGACACAGTAATCACGCCATCAGCGACCCGCGTGCGGTATAGACAAGTCGTCTTCGGTAATCGGCTGCTCGCAGTTTGGGCAGATCTTCTTTACACGGTCTCTCGAAGTCGGCGAATATCCGTCCCGAGAAGGGTGGCGATTGTCTTCCAGCTACCTTGCGCGGGAGGATTAATCGGGCGGAGAGCTGTTTCATAAACAGCCACTGAAATGCCTTCAACATTGTAGTGATCTCCGTCGTCAAAGCCTGTTATTTTTGTTATTAGGCCGATGTATTGCTTGTGCCGCGGCAAAACATAACCATTATCGACTATCTCAACCATCTGCCCTATTTTATACTTGTGCATCATAAGCCTCCATGTCCCTGAGCCTTCCCAGAAAGCCACCGGGGAGGCGAGTCGATTGCATTACCGGATCGCTCGCCTCCCGTAGCCCGCCTGTGGCGGAGGCTCAAATCCCCACAGACTCGGAGTCTCCGCATTGCGCGGTGCTCCTAGTGCACTAGCCCCAGTAAAGGGGCTTATACACCAGAACAGTCGTACTATGCTCTTCGCCCGAAATTAAACTCACTGCTATCCTCACCAGCAACTTGCCCCTCTTCCGTCTAGAACGGTTTGGATACTGGCTACCTTTACAGATCTTGCTAGCACTTCGCCCTCGGGCCTAGCGGGGCTTTTTAATGTGACTATTCTTAGTGCCTCAGCCACCTCGTGGGTGGCCTTGGCATTCCTTTCTAACTCGGTACTGGCTTAGATGCTGGCCAGCTCCGCGTCCGCATCGACCTTGGCGGTCTTGGTGAGCTTGTCCTTCTCCATGCGCTCGATGATCGCTGCCGTCCTGGTGCCAGGTGCGCGGAAGGAATCGTACAGCTGTTTCCGCGTGAGGTCTTTGTCGCCTTCCAGCCTGCGCTGAATGTACGTCTTGACCGTCGCGAGGTCTTTGCCGGTAGCTTCCATGATCGCTTGGATGACGATATGTGCGCCGGAGACTCCACCACCACCGGCTGCCCTACCGCGCCCCCAGTTGCCGGTTTGCAGCACCGTGTCGAGGTCATCGACTGCAATGACCATATCCTCAGGCGACATGGGCTTGTCCGCCGGGGAAGCGAGTTCATCGCCATACTTCTGCTCCGCGCCGTGACCAGCGAATCGCGCCAGCAGGGACAGCGGAATCGCGTAAGTACGCGTGTCGCCATTCACGAAGTCCATGCGCACGCTGATCGCGCCCGCCTGCAGCTGCACCACATCTCCATCAACCATGATCTTGCTCTCGTCGATCAGCGTTTCCTTGTTGACCTTGCGCTTGCCGGCGAATTGGACAGTGCGTCCGTCGCTCATCTCAACTGCGGTATATTCCGTCTTGCTCTTTGCTTCAGCCATTCTATTTCTCCTTGATTGAAATAAGACCCTTTATGCCGGCGGTCTTGGATTCCGGTTCTACGTAAAGCTGCAGAAGGAAGGCCGGAGCCTTCCCTATGCCTCCTCAGTTATGCAGCGATGCTTCGAGTTCCGTCTCGGGTGAGCGAGGGCAGCCAGTCTGCTCCCAGTTGTCAGGCGGCGGAATACGCTCCTTGCGCACGATTTGACCGCACTTTGGCCAAGCGATGCCGCGCCAGGACAAGTCCGCCGCTTCGCGCATTTCGCGCATTTGTGCCTCAGGGATTCCGTAGATGTTAAGCTTAGTCATGTTGAGCCTCCTGTTTTGGCAGCATTTTCGAGGATTCAACTTTACGCGAATTTAGCCCATTAAAGCGCTTTGCCTCGCTAATTGAGCTGAATGCCTTTTCAATCCAGGGAAACGTGTTGTCGAGAGCGTCTTGCTCGTCCTGCGCACACTGCTCGGGCGTTCCACGCATGAACACTCGATGTTCACAGCGGATCTTTTCCATAATTTGAGCCTCCAAGTTATGCGCCGTAAATGTGGCGCGTAATGATATGACACCAAACTATCCGCCGAGTTCCCGATCTCGGAAAATTATTTCACATCTTCCACGGGAATTTCTTTTCCAGCCAGTCGGCAAGGAATGCCGCCGCACTTCCAATGCCGCCAGCGAAGACGGCGAAGAGGAGGAGAAGGAATGTGTTATCGCTGATGGTGTCCATGCTAAGCCTCCAGTGAATGTGATGCCTTGTGATGCTTCCTTGTGTAAAACTCCCTCGCGGCGAAGCTCGACCGGCCGTCGGGCTTGAGCGTGAGGACGGGGCACTTCGTGACGCGCTCCCAGATCTCGCTGAATCGTGCCGCCGCGACGAGATCGGCGGCGAAGAATGTCATGCTGCAAGGGGAGCCGAGTCGGATGTAGGTCAGGCGGTAGAGCATCTGAGCCTCCTTAATCAACGCACCATTGCGTTATAATGATTTGACCGTGATCTTGGCGGAAAGTTCCGCAGTTATCGCCGCAGCTCACTCGCGAGGCGCTCCGCGATCCACTCCCCTGGATCACCGTCCCGCGCCTTCGCCGTTCCGTAGGGCATTTCATGCAGCCAGTGCTCATATAAAACGTCAAACAGCTTATTGGAAAGCTCTCCGGTATCCTTAAACTCTTCTACCTCGGGCGTGTAAACTTCTAGGATCATGTCGAGATTCATCGTATCCTCCTAATGTGCCAGCACAAGCGGGGATACTACCTGCACCTTCCCCGCCCACGCTCGTTGTAAATCCCTCTCGCATTGTGCGACCATCTCCGGCGACCAGCCCTTTACCAGCACCATTGCATTTGAGACTTGATTAAACGCCTCCGTCATCACGCCGAGCGCGTGAAGGGCCTTGCGCGAGTTATGCTTCTGCGCTTGCTCACTGAGCACCGCTGCCGCTTGCTGGGCCATCGCAGCATTGTAGACGAGGGCGACCATATCGAGGCCATAGGTGCGAGCGACGGGCCAGAACGCTCGATCAAGGCCGGCGAAGCGCTTGGCATCTTCTTCCTCCTCGCATTGCTTGCACAAGGCAAGCTCGCTTCCATGTGGGCAGGTCATTTCTTTTCTCCTTCCGGCACTTTAAGCGCCTGTTGAACCGCTTTCAATTTCCGTTCCTTTTCCTGTTGATAGAACACTCGCCGGGCCTCCCGCCCGACTTTATCGTAGTGTTCCTTACGCGCTTTAATTGCTGCCGTTGTAAGCCGCGCCTTTGTCGCTTGCAGATATTCGTCGTGGAAGGGCTGGCAGCGCAGCGAGTCCACAAATCCACGCGGAAGCCCGCTATAATCTTGCAGGAGCTGCGCGAATTCTTGTTCTGTCCAGTAACGCGGTTGATGCTCCTGATCCTGTCGCGCAAGCGCTTCAACGTCTGCGTTTCGCAGCGTTCGAATCTCGGCGGCGGAGCCTTTCACGTTGCGGCAGCTATCACAAGCCCTTGCTGATGGCCCTTCATCCGTTTTTCTGGTTCGCGTTCCTGGGTGCCCGCAGAACCAGCAGGTAGTCCCATATAGCGAATCGTGCTTCATTTGCCGAGAAGCTCCTTCGCCCGTTGCTGAAGCGCAGAAAGTCCGCCGGATTCGCTTTGCGCATCCCCGCCATCAAGCAGTGAAACTGGAGCCGCTCTCAGCGATTCCTGCAGCTCAACCATCCGGCGAGCTGAGGCTTGCATCTCCTCCTCCGAAGGCATGAGCACGTCGGCGGATGTACTCCAGCTCTCTCCCCTTACTACTCTCCCCACTTGCACAGCTGAGATTCCAAAGTACTTCGCAAGCGCTCCTTGTGTCGCGCCTTCTGCATAATACTTTCTCATCTCAGCTACCTTCTCTGAGGTAAGCTTCCTTCCTGCCTTGTTCCGCTTCGCAAATACCGGCATCACCATCTCCTTATTATCAGCATCATCCCTATCACACGGGTTCTAATGAAAAAAACTCGCAGTGAAAAGGGGTCACTAAGTTATTTAAAAAAAAAACTATAATAATAAACCACTTCTAAGGCGCTTGATTTTTTCACAAGAACCCGTGTGATAACGATGATAATGGTGATAATGACACGATAATGATATGACAACATTCTGCCCAAAAAGTTCCCGCGCTTTCGCAAAACAACCGCGAAGGGGCACTCGTCAGAATGCCCAATCGCCGTTGGTCTACATCCAATTGGGATAGCAGTTTAGCTTCGTTAGCATTTCGTCACATCCCTGCGAGCCGAAATGCGCTTTGGCGCAGACGCGCACGAAATCCGAGATTGGATCATTTCGTTTTAGATACGTCTCGAGCTTTTTCAGCGTTTCGTGCTCGATTAGCCTGTCCGCGTTTAAGCAGTCTTTATGCTCCCACGTTCCCGCGTTTCCACGCGTCTTCATCCAGCTAATATACTGCTCTTTTGTCCACATGAAAGCCTCCATCCGGCAGGATTGCCGCAATATGGGACTGTTGCCAATCCCATATTACCGCGTCCTACAATGCGGCAAGGGCGTCCAGATCTCGTTGCGCCATCTCCGCCGCGATAACGTCGTAGTCTACGCCGCGCTTTTCCGCGATCTGTTGCCAGATCGGATTCCGCGCCTTGCCGCTCGTCCGCATATTCCAATCGGTTGCACCCGACAGGTAATGCTCGCCGAGTGCGACCACGGCCTCGCGACGTTCGGCTTCGGTTTTCGCGCTCGCCGCCGTGTCACCGAGACGCTGCAGCCATCCATGCAACTCCGCATGTTCGCGGTTCGGTTGCGCGGCCGCCGTGGTATCGAACTGATACGCAGGGAGATCGGTGAATGTGAATTCAATCGTGCGAGTGTTGGGAATGATTCGCTTTTTCATGTGAGCCTCCGTTAATGCCCCGTGGCGAAATGCCTCGGGTTAATGGTATGACATGGGTGGAGGGGGCAGGTTCAAACAGTTTCCATGAAACATTTTGATTTGGTCATAAGCAAACTTGATGCACGACCATGCACCGCTGCAGTGCATAACGATACCATCGCACCATCCTCGTGCATCCCCCCATGCACCCATGCTGCAGCGCACAACGCCCGACATGTCAGCATCCCGACACTAGCCGGGGCATCGCCGCGCCCGAACGAGGCCACCGGGGGGCAAATTTCCGGCTGCGAAATTTTGGGTAAATGCACCTTGTGATTTTTCAGCCGTGGTAATGTCAACGTAATGTATGCGTCGATACATCATGTTGAGAATCTCATGTCCCCTTACTCCCCGGAACTAAAAATTTTTTTTGCGGTCTAACGGGTATGGATAGGAGCCTTAATGTGGAGCAAGACCTCAGCGCACTCGCGGCAGCCCCGGCGCGCCACGCTCCGACGATGGGCCAGCTCGCGAAGATTCGCTACACGCACGCGGACATGATTGACTTCATCGTGGCCAATCCGGCGACTTCGCAGAATGAGCTTGCCCTTCGCTACGGGTACTCTCCGAGCTGGATCAGCAACGTTATGGCGAGTGATGCATTCCAGTCCGCCCTGGCCGCCCGGCGAGAGGAGCTTGTCGATCCCGCGCTGCGCGCTACGCTTGAAGAGCGCTACCGCGGCCTTGCCATCCACTCCCTCCAGCGACTCATGGAGCGCCTTGACAAACCGAATGTCTCCGACAACGTGATTCTCCGGGCCGCCGAACTGGGCGCTAAGAGCGTCGGCGTTGGAGGACATGCACCACCTCCCCCGCCGCCCGGCGATCAGCTCGCGAAACTCGCGGATAGGCTGCTGGAACTCCAGGGCGGAGTCCGCCGACGTGTTATTGAAGGAGCAACCTATGAAGCAGAAATCATCCCCCAAGGTAGCTAAGGCGCCGACGAAACAGATGCCTCCGACGCCGGCTGTGCCGGTGCGCCAGCACGCGCAACTCGCTGGATGTAAGTGCCCGAAGTGACGGGCTAAAGGCCTCGCATGAGCCGCGTCGAACTGGAGCCTAAGAATGCCGCAGAAATCGCAACCGAGACGTTCGACTTCACCTCCCGCTGCGCTGCCAGCGAAACGCTTAGCACAGCAACAGTTGCAACAGCTGTCTACTCCGGCGCCACGGGCGCGACAGCACTCACCCTCCACGGCGCGGCCACAATCTCGGGGCAAAAAGTGACGCAGCGCGTGGGAGGAGGCGACTCCGGTGTGGTTTATCTCCTCACTTGTACAGTTACCACCTCGACGGGGCAGACTCTCGCGCTGAGCGCCTACCTGCCCATTCTTCCACTAGGAGCCTAACATGGCAGCCTCGAACATTCCCCTGCTCACCGGCGCGATTCTCTACACTAACACGGATGTGGACGAGACGGAGGATGATATCTCCGCTGCCGCCGTGACGATTTACGAAATCGAGCTTGACAACACTGCGAACGCAGCCGCGACTTATTACAAGTTCTATAACACGAACACGGTGACAGTGGGTACGACTGCCCCTGATATGATTTTTATGGTCGCCGCGTCCGTGAGTCGCACGATTGTTATCCCAAGTGGCCTCGCTTTTGCGACTGCCCTCACAGTTGCAGCCGTGACTGCCGGCGGAACTGCCGGCGTAACTGGCCCGACAAGCGCTGCGACGGTGAAGCTCGTCTACGTCTGATGGGTACTGTAAGCGCTCTGCCGGGAAGTTGCGTGCCGGGGAACCGTACTGTAAATACGGCCCTGGTTGAGGCTTTGCGCGAGCTACTTTCCAGGGCAACTGCTGGCGAACTACAATCTTTCATCGGTACAGGTTTTCAGGCGGACGGAACACGCGCCGCTTTTTGGTGTGATCAGCACGTAAATGTCTATGAAATGCTCGGGTCGCTTGCCTGGCTGCAAGCCGAGTACATACACAAGCATACAGATGGAACGCGTTAAGCTAACCGCCGACTTGATCGAGAGCTTCTCGGGGACCTTTCTGTCCCCTCGCTATGACCAGCTCGCCCCTACGCCGCCATTTCACCGCGAGGCGTGGGCGCTTTATGCCTCCGATTATCCACAAGTCGAAGTAATTGCTCCGCGAGAACACGCAAAAAGCACAGCCTTAACGATGGATTACATCCTCGCCGAAACACTGTTTCGAGTCTCGGATTATGTAATTCTAATAGGCTCGACCGAGGACATGGCGGCGGAGCAGCTCTCGAACATCAAGGAGGAGCTGTTGTCAAATGAAGACCTTATTCGTGAGTTTGGCGTTAAGGACTTCGAGTCTGATACCAAGAACGACATAATCGTGCGAATGCTTGATGGGCATCGCTTCCGAGTGCTATGCCGTGGCGCCGAGCAGCGGATTCGTGGGCGGTTGTGGAAGGGCAAGCGCCCGAATCTCATGGTCATGGATGATGCTGAGGACGATGAGCAGGTCGAGAACACGGATCGTCGGGCGAAATTTCGCCGCTGGTTCTTTCGCGCCGCGAAGCAAGCACTGAGCAAGGGCGGGCGCATTCGAGTCCATGGGACGATCTTGCATGAGGACAGCCTCCTCAGTCGCTTGATGCGTTGCTCGAACACGCAGTGCTCTCATCGGCAGGTTGACGGCACGAAGCCCTGCGAGAAGTGCGGAGCAACCAAGACTTGGAAGCATTTGTTTTACAAAGCGCATAACGCTTTCGACGACTTTTCGGGAATTATCTGGCCCGAGCAGTGGAGTGAGGAGCGCCTTCGCCTTCGCCGCCAGGAGTTCATCGAAGACGGCGACGCGGGCGGGTACTCGCAGGAGTTCCTCAACGATCCCCAGGACAATGCAGAGGCATTCCTCCGCCGGGACGACTTTATCGCTATGGCCGAGAAGGACTTCGACAAGGACAAGCGAATCAACGTCGGTTGGGACTTCGCCGTCTCCAAGGCCGACCTCGCCAACCGCACTAGCTGCACCGTCGGCGGCAAGGACGCGGAGAATGTCCTCCACTTCCTCGATTTCCGCGTCGGTCGGTGGAATCCTAGCGTATCGCCCGCCGAGAAAGCTCGCGGGAATATTGGCTGGATCGACCTTATGTTCGAGGTTGATGCGCGCTGGAAGCGCCACGATCAGCAACTCACGCACTATGTCGAAGGCGGTGTGATCTGGAACGCTACGAAGAACATGGTGTTTCAAGAGATGCAGATGCGCGATCGCTTCCTCAACATCGAGGTGTTGAATCCTGTGAAGGACAAGGCCGTTCGCGGGACTGCGCTTAAGAAGATTCATCGCGCCGGGGCCACCCGCTGGAACACCCAGGCCGAGGGCTACGAAGGCGCGAAGGAAGAGATGCTCAAGTTCACCGGGCGAGCCGCCGCACGCTTGGATGACCAGTTCGACTCCGCCGCGACGCTCGTCCTCGGATTCGGCGAGGCCCCCCTTGTTGACAAGGAGGACTTCTACGAAGAAGAGGATTGGGAACAGGAACGTGGTTTTTGGAACAGAGGCCGGGATGCTCGCAGCGATGGTCGATCACGTGTCACAGGTTATTGAGATGCGCGCGCAACGCTGGAAACATATCATGCCCGAGTGGGCTAACAACTTTTACTGCAACGAAGCTCGTGCGCTTGTATGGCTTCGTAATGCAGTTACGGGCATTGAGTGGGAACTGGATCACGTTGTTCCTGTTGCAGGCCGGGCTGTCTGCGGCCTGCACGTAGAGACGAATTTGCAAGTAATCCCACGCATCCTAAACGGGCAGAAGAGTAACAAACACTCGCGCCGCTTTGCGTGGTCGGAGTTCTTCAAGTGCTAACCTTAGACTCCCCTATCAAGCTCGATGCCGCCGCGATCACTTCGCCAAATCTCTGCGACGAGTTCGACGACGCTGACCTCAAGCGCATCGGCGAGCATTGCTGGGCCGGCTACAACCGCGATGAGGAATCTCGCCGCCGGTGGCTAGAGCGTAATGAGGCCGGGATGGACCTAGCCCTGCAGATACAGAAGGACAAGTCCTTCCCGTGGCAGGGGTGTGCGAATGTCGCCTTTCCGCTTGTCACAATAGCTGCGATGCAGTTTCATGCCCGCGCTTACCCAGCGCTTGTGAACGGCAGTGAGCTGGTAAAGTGTGCAGTCTTCGGCACTGATCCACAAGGGCTTAAGCAAGCCCATGCCGAGCGCGTCTCTACGCATATGTCTTGGCAGTTGCTTTACCAGGACAAGCCCTGGGAAGAGCAAGAGGATAAGGCGATCTTGAATTTAAGCATCGTCGGAACGAACTTCAAAAAGAGTTACTTCTCCCCCCATTTCGGCCACAACGTCTCCGAGCTTGTCCTGGCTAAGGACCTCGTCCTCGACTACTGGGCCAAGAGTGTTGAGGCCTGTCCGCGGAAGACCCACAAGCTGCCGACCTTCCGCAACGAAGTGCATGAGAATGTCCTGCGTGGAACGTGGAGGGATGTGCTTGAGGAGTCGTGGTACACGACGAATCCTGCCCCCCGCACCACGCCGGCGAAGACTCAGCAGGACAATCGCCAGGGCGTTACTGCTCCGCAGTCCGACGACACTACGCCCTTTACCTTCCTCGAACAGCACGTTAATCTTGACCTCGATGGTGATGGCTACGCTGAGCCTTACATTATCACTTTTGAAGAACGCTCTCGCTGCGTCGTTCGCATCGTTACCCGCTTCGATCGCGAGTCCGACGTTGAGCGCGTAAAGGCTGGTCCCCGCAAGGGCAAGATTATCAAAATTCGCGCCCTTGAGTACTTCACCAAGAAAGAATTTATCCCATCCCCTGACGGAGGCATTTATGGTATCGGATTCGGTGTGTTTCTCGGTCCACTTAACGAAGCCGTTAACAGCCTCGTCAATATGCTCCTTGATGCCGGAACTATGCAAACTACTGCAGGTGGATTCCTGGGCCGTGGAGCTAAGATTAGAGGGGGAGTTTATAGCTTTGCTCCATTCGAATGGAAGCGAGTTGACTCCACTGGGGACGATCTTCGAAAATCCATCTATCCACTAGATGTCAGGGACCCCTCGGCGGTTCTCTTTCAGCTGCTGTCACTTTTAATCAACTACACCAACCGCATATCCGGTACCACTGATATGATGGTAGGCGAGAACCCTGGGCAGAACACGCCTGCCGAGACCGCTCGGACTATGGTGGAAATGGGCCAGAAGATCTACACCGCGATATTCAAGCGCATCTGGCGGAGCTGGAAGGAAGAGTTTCAGAAGCTTTTCAAGCTCAACGGGATCTTCCTGCCGACGGACCAAGAGTTTCCTGGGGGTGCCCGGCGAGAGGACTATATGGGCTC